AGAAAAAACAGCTGAAGAAAAAAAAGACTTGACAACTGATGAAGAAGATAGTAGATTAAAGAAACTTGCTGCAGAAATGGTAGAAGGTGGACAAATTATGGCAAGATCTTTTGCTGCTGAATTGAACAAAATAGCAGCTGAAGATTATAATGAAGATGAAAAATCTGAGAAAGTTGCTGAAGAAAACACTGACAGTTCTGCGGCCAAAATAATAACTACATTACATAACCGTTATTTTGGAGAATAACAAATATGAGTCTAATTGACACTTATAACCAAATGGTTAAAGAAGGAGAACAAGCTGAGCAAGAAAAAACAGCTGAAGAAGTAACAGAACAAGAAGTAGAAGTTTTAGCTAAATACGCTGCTGTGGCGGACGAAATGCTTGCAGAAGATCATGGCAAAGACTACAATGAAGATGATGTCGCAGAGTTAGCAGGGTACCTTATCGATCATGACATGGAAGTTCAGGCGCAACAAGAAAAAGTTGCAGAATACGTTGAAGCTGGACAAATTATGGCAAGATCATTTTCTACAGAAATGGCTAAAATAGCTGCTGAATCAGACAAAGAATAATCAGACGGAAGACACAATGACTCCTGTATTAAAAAAACAAGCGGCAGATGCTATAAGATCTTTGCAAAAAGAGAATGGTAAGCTTCAGGGCGAAATTGATAACCTCAATGCTCGCACTGACCTTGTTTTTAAATTGTATAAACAGGGCGCAGTCTCCGCAGAAAACATAGAAACACTGCACCAGCAGCTAAAAGATAAGTCTGCAGAGGAATTATCTGTTATGGAAAAAGCTGCTGAGTTTCATGCCGTTCCGGATTCTATGGGATTTTCTTTAAGTGACAAACCACAAGATGATGGGACACTTGACCCTCTTACCAGGATGTTACTGGAAGACACGTAGAAAACGCGGAACAGGAAATAAAATATAAAACGTTAGGCTAGAGCCTAACATTAATTAATCGAGTTACTCTTATAAACGATGGAGAACAAAAAGCATGTTACGAGTTTTGACGAATTTAAATCTATTGAACCGTCAAGATTTTACTGGTAGTGCTGCTGTTATTGCATCTGGAGTTACAGGAACCTGGGTTAAACAAGAAACTGGAACAGTTGACTATGTCGACGCTTCTGGTGATTATGCCGTGGGTCCTGTGTGGACTGAGAGTTATCGTGATGGAACCGCTGGAAGTTGGAGTCCTGATGTAGGTGTTACAGGGAATCTAACTATTATTTGGGGTGATTTTAGAGCGTTAACGGATCAATTCACAGGAGCTCCTGCAGTAGGTAATGCACTTAAAGTCGAAACTGATGGAACTCTGGCTGTGGGAACAGCTAACTCAGATTACATCGTCGCGTATTGTACCAAGGCAAGTCACTCTGTTACACATTTAGGAAGTACTCACACAGTTATTGAATTCACAACTGTCTAATCTTAGGAGAATACTAGAATGGAAAATGTTTCTGCTAGTACAATTAATGAACTTTTCGTTCAGAAACTGAACTCCCCAGAAGGACTTAACAAGATAGCGCAAGAGGGATCTGCGTTTGTTCGTGTGAAACTGCGTGAAGTATCTTTCGCGAGGAAAATCGTACAACCTCAGTATGTAACGAAAGCCGACTTACAACGTTCAGTGCAACATGATGGTCTTGTAAAAATCGTGGATATCGAACCTGATAGTAAAGCCATGACAGTTAATTTCCGTGGACAACCAACTGGAAATTATATTGAAGGCGAACGCTATGAGATTCCTTTCTATATGGTGAGCTCAGAAGACTTCCAAAAAACTGAAGAAGAACTTCTTGCTTACGATATGCCTTTAACAGAGGTTATCGAAAAGAACAGCGTTCTTGATATCCAAAAAATCGAAGATGAGTCCTTCATAGCTCAGGTAGATGCAGCTATTGTTACGTCAAGCAATACATCTGCTCAGACCTATGAAACAGACACAAGTATCAAAAAATTAAGTTTTAAAGTCCTGTTTGATTTCTTGGACGGAAATGAACTTTGTTCAGATGTCATTCTAATGGATTCAACCATGTTTAACAGACTGTTCTTATGGGACGCCACAACTGTTGGTGATTCCATCGGATCTGAAACTGTTGTTAATGGATACACTTACTCTACGTTATTTGGTAGACGTCTAGTTGTATCTAATAAAGTTAACAACACAGCCGGAACAGCTCTGCTTGATGGTAAAATTTATGTATTTACACATCAAGATTTCATGGGACAATTCCTGATTTTAAATGATACTAAATTCTGGATCGAAAAGAAGAAAAATATTATCAGTTTTGCAGCTTATGAAAGTATTGGTATTGGGTTTGGTAATACAAATTCAATGGCTAATATTACATTAAGTTAAGCATTACAGATTAAGAAATTGGAAACAAACCCGGGCACAATTCGTCGTCCGGGTTTTTTTATATAGTAAATTTTAAAGTAAGTACTTGACCTGTAGCAATATCTATCTTATATTGAATAAGATAGATATTTAAATTAGGAGATAATCCATGGCAGCACCATCGGCAGCAGATATAGGAGTTGCAGCAGTACCTACCGCTCATCAAATCTACGTAGATCGTTTAAGAGCGTTTCTTGGGGATACAGCCGCATTAAATGTCTTGGAAGGTACTGAAGAAAATACAGATTTATATCTTTATCAAGCTCTCCAAGATGCAATTTGGGAAATCAATGAAGACTTTGAACCAGAAACTACTTGGAGTATTACGACTATTCCATCATGGACTGCCCTTAAGCTTGGAGCGGCTTTACAAGTCTTAACTGGTAAAGGGATCCTTTCTGCTAGAAATACGCTCACATACAATGATGCGGGCGGGGTAACTGTTAGTAACTATGATAAATATGGACGCTATGTTAATTATTATAATATTTTAGTAAATAAATATATGCGAAGTGTAACTAGCACCAAGCGCAGATATAACATTGATCAATGCTACGGTGGTGTTGAGTCTGAATACTCTTGGGAAACAGCTGGAGCTGGGACAACTAGAGCGGAGTAACTAAATAATGTTAGTACTAGATACATTAGATGTTTCAGCATTCAATATCCAGGATCCGGCGCTTACATGGACATTTGAAGCAACAGATGAAGCTTTGAGTGGATATTCACTTTCGGTTTATCGTTCTGAGTCTCCTGATGATACGCCTGATGATCTCTCAGCTTATGATCTCATAGCATCTGGGGTTTCTCCGGATGATTACGCTTATACGGATACAACTCAATCTGGTCTTTATCACCACAACCGTACATGGTTCTATCGTCTACTAATTTCCGGTATTGGTACAGCCAACACCAGTATTGCGCCGGTTACTCCGGCTTACAATAACGATACATCAACTTTTTCTGTCTGGAGAGAAATTCTTCGTAGAAAGCAATTGGTGTTGGAGCGTACAGATGATCTGTATGCATACATTGATTTACATTTAATTAAGAGAAGAACCTGGGGAACTCATTGTACCCTTTGCTGGGATACAACTCTAAATCGTGCTACCGATGGAGACTGTTCCGAATGTTATGGAACCGGGTGGACTAGTGGGTATTTTAACGCAATTTCTTTCAAAGGGATGGTCACATCTTCTCCTAAGATGAATCAAATAAATATGTTTGGCGAATGGATGCCTAGCGATGTGTTACTTTATATGTTGAATTTTCCACCATTACATTCTAAGGACATCGTAGTAGCTGGCACTGGTGATCGTTACGTAGTGGTTGGTTCTCCACGTCAAATTCGTGTAAAAAATATTATCATCGAGCAACAAGCTCAGCTAGCGCTTATCCATGCCGATGATCCAACTTATGCAGTTACAACAACTTAAACAATAAGGCAATAGAGGTAAAAAATTATGAGTATGTTACAAAATCTTGCACAAGTAGATAACGTTGAACATTTGTCTTTAGCAACTAGTGGAGCAGCTGCTGCTCAGGGAAGCTTTAGTACATTAACAGCTGCGAAAATTAGAGACGTTCTTATCCAGAACACTTCTTCATCAGCTTGCTATGTCACCTGGGGAACAAGCGCAGTAACGGCTAGCAGTTCCTCAGCTTATCTTGCGGCTAACGCTAATATTTCAATAGCTAATTGTGCTTATACGTATTTCTCAGTTATTAGAATCTCATCAGATGTTAATCTAAGAATAACTGGTAATGGGAGGACTCGTTAATGGGCTTCAATAATGGACTAATTGTAGAGCTTCCTGGAACTACTTCAGGGGGAGGGGAATGGAATGGGGATACAACACTTAATACATTTACTGACGGAGATACAACACCGGATGTAACTTCTGGTATGGTATTTGTTACGGCCAATACATCAACCACAGTTATTACTAATCTTGACCATGATGACAGTACTAAACAGATTACGATTTTAATAGGAGACGATTATACGTCTTTTGCACATGATACAGCAAAACTTTGGTTAGAAGATACGCCCAACCTCTCCACACAGTCTGGAGATACACTTAAATTTTTATTTGATGGAACACGTTGGAGACTTACTGATATATCACTAGTTTACCATTAAAATAGAGGAATAAATAGAGGAATAAATAAATGAAAAAAATAGAGGAATAAATAAATGAAAAAAATATTATATAGTATATTATTTATATTACTATTAACTGTTAATGCATTTCCTCAAAGATCCTTTGAAGATGTAGTAGTAAGAGATGACTTAACAGTTAGTGGGACAGCAACAATCGGTGATGGAACCGATACCAATCAAAATGTGTTTGAGTTTGATTTTGGTGCAAACCATCAAATACAATTAGGTTATAAAACCGATTTATTTAGTCCTGCGCTTGAAGGGTTATTAGTGGATGGGATGATATGGGGTGGTAATGGCATAGGGCATTTAGAGTATATAATGGAAGAAGGTTATTCACATTATTTTCATACATTTAGCACGAGAGATAAGAACGCTAATGTTTATTCTATTTTATTACACAACTATGATGACACTTTGGTTAATGCGAGTTTTTGGCGGTTTTTAAGTGAGGCTAATGGTGGTAGTGGTGATGATCATGATTTAGTAATTTCCAATTTTGCAGGTCCTGGTGTAGGTGGTTGGAACAGGGAAATAATAAGAGTAACACAAGCGGGCAACGTAGGCATAGGTAGCACAGCAAGTCCAGTTTCAACATTGGATGTTAATGGCGGCGTAGCCTTAAACATAACAACTCCTGACCTTGCGGGAAATTCTTATACCGTAACATCAACCGACTATACTATCTTAATAGACGATGACGATGCTGATGTAACAGGGACGGTAGTTGTAGTACTGCCGGCAATAGCCACAAATTTAGGGCGAATATTAAATATTAAGAAAATCGGGTCAAGTGAAACCGTTCAGCTTGATGGAAATGCAAGTGAAGAAATAGACGAGTCAGGGACTGTCAATATTACAACTCAATATGACAACCTAAAAATTCAGTGTGGTTCTGCTGGATGGTGGATTTTATAAAAGGAGATAAATTATGACAAATTTCAGACGTATATTTAGACAAAAAATGTTGGAAGTTATTAAATTTAGATTAAAGTTGTTGGTCGCTATTGTTACGATTATTTTATTTGTAAATTTGAATATTAATGTAGACGAGTCAATATCATCTTATCAAGGCGTTTCTATTGGTGACACTGTTTGTGTAGTCCTGGAAGCCGAGGCTTGGATAGCGGGAACTAACACACCAACGTGGGCTGCACTTGGAACTTTTACGGCAACGAAATTTTGGCAATTCGGCGCCGATGCAGATGATGATATCATCACCAGTTTTTCGATGCCAGAGTATGCTACGAGTATTGCATACTGGGAAATCGAAGCAATCGCTAATACTAACTCCGGCGATTACGATATGGAGTTTACGTGGGAAGGTTATGCTCATGATGAACCCGTTGCTGATGATCTAACCTTAGCTAACAGTGACATCATGGATGTGGACGCACCGTCAGCCAGCGGGGATAAACTCTTGCAGCGCCAGAACTTATCAGGTGGTGACCTGACATCATTATCGGCGAGTGATCTTGTCCAATGTCGCCTTAATCGTGATGCCGACGATGCTGTCAACGACGATGCAACTGGTACATTCGATTTTGTAGCATTAAAGCTTTATTTTATTAGAGGAAAATAATCACATTTTTCGAGATACGCTCTTTCTAAATAATTAATCAGGGGACATTATGAAAATTAAGAAAATCATAAAAATTACTATAATAGTACTTTTGTTTATTACAAGTTTAACCATTGCTCAAACCTATGAAGACTTTGTAACAGATTATACCGAAGTTGATCAATTGGGGGAGATCAATGTCGGTGACACTGATAATTACGACATTGTTATGACTGATTTAGGTCGTGGTTCCGTCTCTTATGTTAGAAAAAGTTTTGGAGCGGATTATTTTGGGGATTTTACCCATGAGTTTGAGGTGTTCTTTAGTGCAGATGATGCTTGTACAGTTATTGGATTCTGGGCTATAAATAATTCGTCTGATGATTTGGCTGAAATGAGTGCAGATGATGATGGTATGTGTTTAAACTATTATGACCAATGCTCTGGAACGCCAAGATTAACTTTGGTGGATTATACTAATGACAATTTAGATCAAACAGCAGAATCATATGCGTATTATCCTCCGAATATATATTATTTTACTATTACAAGAGACGGAACTTCATTAACTTGTGATATTTATTCAGATGCCAGTCGAGAAACGTTAATTGAACAACTGTCAATAACTTGTGGGACTGATACTTATGAATACTATTATCCAGTCATGACACATCAAAGCGGATCAAATAATGATCGCGGCCTGACTTATGAAATAAGAAATGCAGAACTAACAGTAGCCGGTGGGTCGACAAAGCTAATTCCATTGGCTAAAAAATATTGGTAAAAATATGGAAATTAATCACGCAGTAACCCAAACAACAGTCCAAGAAATTTTTCAATATTGCAATGGTTGTATGTTTACAAAAGAAGGAAAGCCTTGTAATGGTAAATGTCCCTTACTACAAAGACTGTTTTACGCTAAAAATAGCTCCTTGATATTAGTTATCTTAGATCTTGAGGGTAGGGTGGAGTTGATTAATGATGTCTTAAAAGATAAACTTGATATAAAGTACCCCCAAGATATTTTGGGCACATATTGGTTGGATAATTTTATCCCCAAGGATGAACGACAAGTTGTAATGGAAATTTTTAACGAAACAGCTTCTTCCAAAAAGTCTAATTTTATCAATCATGTACGGAATCCAAATGGACTTGTGGAGATATTAGTTGCATGGGATAATTTTTCATTCAATAATAGCATATGTTGTATTGGGATGGATATAACTAATATTGAAAAACTATCAGTTAGAACATCAGATCAAACAGATATAGAATTTATGTTTACAGGATTATCGAGAAACATAAATAGATTAAAAGATGTAAGAGAGAAGTATTCGAATAATTGTATTGAGAGTCACTAGCCGGAGTAACTAAATGGAACTAAGTGCGGAGCAGTTAAAGGGAATGATGGAAGCATATGCTGAAATGACAAATCAACTAGTTGAAGTTAACAGAAATCTGGTGGATATATCTGAAAAGAACACTAGTACTACAAGAGAAATAAAAGAAGTGAATAGACACTTCTCTAACGGATTTAAGAAAGAGATTTGTGATAATATCTATAAGTCTGTTGGAGCTAAAATTAGGATGTCTACTAGGATTACAATACTTTCTATTCTAGGAATTATTTCTGGTCTTACCGCAATACTTGGTTACATAACTAATTTGGTATTTAAATATAAATTTGATGGCTTAGTTGAAGCATTAAAATAAACATCTTGACAAGTACTTATTAAACGTCTATAATATAAATGGAACTTATACCAACAGAAGAACCTTTGGCAGATTTTGATCTAAAGGAAAGAATAGTTCAAAGGAGCAAAGAAAAGATAGAAGAGAGACATAATGAGTCATCAGATATCGACCAACCAAGTATAATTCCCGTTGAAGACTACCTCTTTCCTCGCTTGGAGTTATAACTTATGGGTTACTATTTAAATACTGATAACATCTCCCTGGATATTAAATATATCTTTTTGCACTTTGCTCAAAACTATTTTGGAAATCCTAGGAGTAGGTATAGCTGGTCATCTGATGTTCGTACAACCGATATAATAATAGCTGATAAATTTGCTATCGATTTGGGTGTAGCGACACAGCGGCCCAGTGTTATTCTTTCTCGTGGAGGAATGGGCTGGACTTATACGGTAAGGGGTCAGAAAGGCATTCTTAATCCGCCTGCTGAAGCCAGTTCTGTCTGGAATTTTGGTCAACTAAACGCTGTTCCAAATGATATCGACGCGTTAAAAGGCCAACAATATACTGATTTGCTTCGCGCAAGTATCGTATACAATATAATTTCCAAACAAGGGGTCGAAGCTGATGATATAGCAAATAAACTATTTGTTGCTCTTACCGGCCATAAAGCTGATTTACGCTCTGCTGGTGTTTTTAAGATGTTATCAATGTCTATTTCAGAAGAGAGTCTTTTGCGATACAAAGGGGATGTAGAGCTTTATGGAGTAAGTCTTGGTTTATCATTTTTAACACAACCGCAACTTTTTGAGAGCAGTCGTGATCATAATCTTAGAGTTTGGGTAGACGGAGACGAGGTATATGAAAATACTCATTTCCGAGTATTGCCTTCGGGTACCCAAATAAAGTTCTTTGATGAACAAGAATCAACAGCTGTAGTAACTGCAACATTCGTAGATGCTGTGACATTGCAACTTAGAAGTTTGGTTACCCTTACTAGTTCAGATTACATCACATATACGGTTCCAAATGGTTGGGGAATCTACGGTTATTACAAAATAGTAACTACTATTATAACGGACATGTATCCGTATTATGACGATAGGGATGATACTACTACAGATTATTACACTGATCCAGTGTGGTCCGGAGTAACATATGCAATTGACGAAGGTCTCGCAAACGGGAGCGCTGTTGGCAATCCAGTGGTAGAATCTGGTACCTATTGGGCTAGAGTTCTTGCCGGAACATTTTCGGATGACACTGGCCAAGATAGAGATTACGTGTACACTATCACATCCGGTAATACTCTTGATGCTTTTGCTATAAATAGCACTACCGGGGCACTCACTGTTAATGACAGCACAGCGCTTGATTATGACACTACACCAAGCTTTACACTTACACTTCATTGTGAACCAGATACTGGAGATGAAGCTGTAGAGGACTTAACAGTAATTGTAAACTTAAACGACGTGTAAAATATTGATTAAATTAACGAATTATAATAACGAAGATGAGCTACTTGAAAAGTTAGCAATAGGCCCCGCAATACCTCTATTAAGTAATCTTGCTAAATTACTTAGAGCGACCAAAACTGGAAAGATGTTTGGAGGTATTAGACAAGCTTATCGAGGCGGTGGTCTTTCTAAAGCTTTAGCCCAAACCGCTAGATACAGAGATCCACTTTCCTATTTAGCCAAACCTCTTGCTAAGACTAGAGGAGTAGTTCCTACTGGATTATACCGTGGCAGTTCTCGACTTTTTAATCCGGGTAGAACTTTTAGAACATTTTTAGGCAATATTGCTTATAGCGGCCAAGTCTTAGGCAAAGGGGTAGCTCAAAAAGGTGTACTCGCTCCATTTCAGTTAGCTAAAAATATAGGAACATTGGCTAAACAACAACTTCGGGCAGCTCCTCTTAAAAAGGTAGATTTGACTCAAACCGCTACGAGAGGCAAATGGTTCAAACAAGGTGTTATAGATGTAGGCGGGAAGAAGTATTGGAAAAGCTGGAGTCCGTGGAGTAAGCGTAAGATCGTCGGGACAACAGGGGGAGAAGGTATTATTAAAAAAAGAGCTTTAACTAGACCTTTAGCTTATGCTACCACAGGACCAGGATTCGGAGCATTAGTGTATGCTTCAGGAGATAAAGAAAAAAGTAAAGCTCAAAGAGCTGCAGCTGGTTTAGGAGAGAGTGCTCTTTGGACAGCAGCGCCGGGATTGGCTGGTGCTTACTATTTAGCTAAAATGCCTAAGGATATAATTGGCGCGTTTAAACCAAAAAAGATAGAAGATATTAAACCATATTAACGTATAATAATATAAATTAACACCCATGAAATAAAGTGGAGGAATAAATATAATGCCTTACACAAAACCAGGAATAGAAATAACTCAAACACAAGCCAGTACAACTCCTGTACTAATTTCACCTGAATTAGAAGGAGTAGTAATTGGTCGCGGTTATCATATTCAAGATATATTCTTGGACGATTCACAATTAACTACACCTGTATATAGCGGGGTTTCTACGACATTCAATTTAAGTGATATAAATTCTAGTTACTATGATGTAACTGGTGATGAATCATTAGTTATAGTTGACCTAGTAGAGTCACCAGATGTTATAAATCATTTAGTCTACGGTACAGATTTTTCAGTAAGTAGTAATGTAGTTACGCTTTCTGGTAGTATTACTACCAATAATGCTTACATCCGTTGTGGGTTTCGTGCAAGTAAAACTACTATATCAGGATTGCAATTAATGGAATCAGCCTCTGATATAGAAAACATTATTGGATTACCGGTTACATACAATCCATTAGCTTTTGCAGCCCGTGTAGCTCAAAATCAATTTGGAGCAAAAATCTACACTTACGGTATACAAGACGATACAACTGCCGAATACGATGAAGCACTCTATGCTCTTGAATCAGAGGATGTTTATGCTCTTGCACCTCTTTCGCACCGTGTTTCTCCGACTACAATGGTTGCTCATGCGAATAGCATGTCTCTTGCAGCTAATAAGAAAGAGAGAATTATAGTTGTGAATAGACCAGTTCCATCATGGACAGGTACTGCTCATGCAGAAACAAGTTCACAGAAAGCTATTACAGCGACAGCAGTTCGTGATGCTTACCTATCTACACAAGAAAAAAGATTATTTGTTACGTTTCCGGATATGGCATACGTTGAAGAGACAAGACACATATCAACACTGTCTCCAACATTTATCGAAAATAGTTTATCAGAATTTACCACTATAACTGATAATAGCTATTACATAGCTAAGTTTGCTACAGATACAACAGTTGGAACTTATAAATATAAAGCAGGACAGAATATAACAGCTAGTATTTGGGCTGATCTGGTAACAGAAGGTTACCATGAACTTACAGTCTTAGTGCCGGTCCCTGGATTTTATTATAACGCAGCCGTAGTTGGCCAAGCAATTGGTAAAACTCCGGAACAACCTTTGACAAATTATCCGATAACTGATATAAATCGCACTTTCGGAAGCCAGGATTACTTCTCTGAAGCTCATTTAAATACTATAGCTAATGGCGGAGTTTATATCATGACTCAGCGTGCCAAAACAGCTCCGATAGTTAGTAGACACCAAATGTCAACTAATACACTTTCTATAGCTAAACGCGAGCTTTCTGTTACTACAGCTCTAGATTACACTGCTAAATATATCAGAAATACCTTAGCGCCATACATTGGAAGATACACTATTACCACGCAGTTTATAAGTATGGTTTCTACAATGATAACAGGTATTGGTGATAGTTTAAAAGAATCAGGATATATCAGAGATTTAAAAGTAAAAAAAGTAGAACAATCGGCGTTATCTCCGGATACTATACTGTGTGAAGTTGATGTAGCGGTACTGTACCCAGTTAATTACATTACGATCACGTTAGTATTCTAAATTGGAGGAATTAATTAAATGTCAATAACAAACATATTCACACAAAAATATAGTCAGTGGAAAGAGCAGTGGGAAGATTCCAGAGTACAAAAGCTAACTAGTGATACAGGTGATTTTGTATCGGCCGAGAGTACATTGATAGTTAGCGGACCACCTACTTATGCAGGGGATGAGCAAGAATTAATCCCTGTTGGATTAGTACAAAATGCGACAATTACACAGAATAAACAAATCCAACAGCTTCACGAAGTAGGCAGTAGACAGATGTTTACTGTTCCTGGAAGAACTTTTGCTTCAGTAGGTATTGCAAGAGTTCTTTTCGATGGACCATCCTTGCTGTTCGCTTTAACATCATACTATTCGGGCGCTGATGTTGTTATTCCAAATATAGCTGCAGGTGCTTCTAATACTGAAAAACCTGCTGTACCTTATCCTGAACCTTCTGCTGGAAAAACAAAAGTTACTGAATCTACTACACCAGATCAACTGGGCGCATATTGGGGTAACCTTAATGCATCAGTGTTCAATAGACCTTTGGGTCTTGGATTTATTTTTATGGATATTGATTCGACTTTCTATGGTGGAATCTATCTGGAAAAATGTTTTGTACAAAGCTACAATATGGGCATATCAGCACAGCAAACGATCTTATTGGAAAATGTACAAATACGTACAACCAATATTAGACCAATAGTTACATCTGATAATGCTTCTTCACCAAGAAGTTCATATAAAGCATCGCAAAGCTAACATAGATTTACAGCTTTAAAGCTTTAACTGATTTTTAATCTAAAAAAAAGGGTGACCGATAATTAAGTCAGTCGCCCTTTTTAAATAATATTCTCTACTGTGGTATTATATTTTCCACTAATTCTTTCAATATGTCCCCATGGCAAGCTTTCGGTGCACACCAACAACCAAGTGTACAAGCGCTATTGTTATTAATGAAAATAGCATTTTATTTTCCCTATGTTTAGGCAGGGCCAGGAGCACATTGTAATGATTACGTTTGTTCATAAAGTCTCTTATATGAACTTATCCATTATTATGCTCCTGCAGATCCCCGCTACAATTAAACTCTATTTTCCCCAGGTCCCTTCTTTGACTAATCTAGCTATAATGCCGTAAATAGTCAAATCAAGAAATGCATCTTCTACTGGTTCATTTGCGGCCTCACGGTTATGCTTGATTACCATATTTATTAGCCTTTGAACCTTATCGTTGATCCGAATTATTAAAGCTGTTAAAGAAAGCTTTTTCTCAGCCTCAGTATTTAAATTACTTCCCATCGTAATATTTCCGGGACCGTAATCCATTTGTTTCTTACAAAATAATTCGAAATCTGCAGCTTGTATCTCTTTGAATCTCTTAGTCATTGCTGGGAAGTTACTTTTGCAGTATTCGACTGGGTTAATTGTTTCTCTATCTACAGGTGTATCTTTTGCCATATTTCTTAATGGTTTATTTTAATTTCTCTAATGCACCCAATGAGTACTCACCTCAGGATTTATTTCCATAGGTATACCCGGTGCGTATGTACTAAAAGCTGTCATCATGTCTTTTCTAATCATCGTAGCTACGAGATTAGCTATTGGTGCGTGACATTCAACTAGAATTTCCATTTGTGTTACGAACTAACCGATTCCGTCAGTTCTCTTTAGATTTCTCTAAAGATCGGACTATATCATAAGCCCTACGGCCTCTAAGATCCTTCGGTATATCTTTATACCTACTCGCGTATTTTGCGATAGTCTCTGAGGATGGTATTTTATATTTGTAATCATGGTTATTAAACTTATTTAGAATATTAGCTATTGTAGGAGTGTCATACACTTTAAATTGTAAAAAGTAGCCTTTAGCTCCTTTTTGTTTATGATATGTACTATGCAACCCAAACTTAGTATTTAACAAGTTTTCGAATTGGGTAGCAAATCGTTTAGAGTATTCTTTTCCAATATATAAATTATAGTAGTTTAATGTTTTATGGAAAGAACCGTTATCAAATATTAATAAGGCGAACCCTAGCTGGTCTATCGGTCCTAATGCGCGCTCTACTTCCCAAAAACTTGATTCTTTTAATTTATTAAGAGTATCTGATTTACCTAGGGTAAACTCATAAAGTATATTTTTTCTATTAACTGATCCCCAAAGGTTAGATTTTTGTATAGTAGTTATCAGTGAATGCTTATATTCTAAATAGTTCTTTACATAACCTCCAAATTTTATTCTTAAAACTCTTTTTTGGCGCATCCAGTATGAGTCACCAGTATAAGAGCTTATTATTAATTGTTTTTCTTTTTTTGTCATTTATACCTGTCCTGCTGATTGCCCAATCCTATAAATTTTTACACTACGGTATTATAGGCTCTAAGGGTATTCCAGCATATCATCTTAGTTTAATCATGACGGTTTTCGCTATCATGAACTATATTTACAATTTTTGCGTCCCAATTGTGCTTAATTATACTTCTTCTAACCAAGCACCCAGCGTGTTTAGTTACACTGGCACCTGCTCCTTGGAATGGAATATTTTTACAGATATTCATGTAATGATTTACTACGCCAGGGTTGTCCCAATCTCCAGAGGACAAATCTCGTCTACGACCGTCTAGTGGAGAAAGAGCATACTTATTTTCTTTTCCCTTACTCATAAGTGTGTTCATACAGCTAGCTATTCCGGGGAATACCTGAAAATATTTCTTCAATAATGCTGATGCCTCTTTTATATCTATTTTGAGATTATCGGCTAAGCGTTTTGCGCCTATTCCATAAACAATTCCAAAATTTAGAGATTTAGCCGGTTGACGGTATTTAATGCCCATTTCCTTTATTAGTTTACCGTTTTTATCGAAGAAGTCTTCATATGGAATATCGTATATAATACAAGCAGAATAACAATGTAAATCTTTTCCTTCTCTTAATGCCGTCAGAAATGCTGGCTCTTGTGAAAGAAATGCTAACAGTTTCAATTCCTGTTGAGCATAGTCAGCGCAGATTATTTTTCTTGTTTTATCCGGAGCTTCGAATGGTGTTCTATACTCTTGTGCTCTTGGGATATTCGTCAGGTTAGGGTTCCTGCTCGAAAATCTGCCTGTCTCAGCACCAAGTTGTAAAAAGGTAGAGTAGATTCTACCATCTTCACGGACATGCTGATCTACAAAGGATTGCCCATATGTATCTATTTTTTTAACAGCACGTCTATAATTAAATAGTGCTTTTATTACAGGATAACTACTCTCCAGTGCTTTTAAATATTTCTCCTCAGTTGTTTTGAGAGTGAAACCACATAACTTACTCAGTATAGGCTTTATTTGTGTAACGCTTTTATAATTAATGACCGGGTCGCCGAATAGATCAATTTGACAATATTTTAAAAAGTGACTATCCAACTCTTTTTTGGCAATTTTGGCTTCTTTTTCAGCTGTTGTTTTCAATGCAAGCCATGCTTTTGTATTGATGTAGATCCCGTTAAGTTCTAAGTCACCGGTTAGTTTGGTTGACTCGTATTCAACAATTGATAACTTCCTCATGCCTCTTTCATTCAGAAGTTTCTGAATTGATTGATACGCCGGGATCAGGTATTGTACATCTTCTCCTGAATACTTGATTTGATTACTAGTAAATTCGCTACCAAATGGCAATCCTATAAATGTGGATCTTTCGTCTTTATCAAGATGAGTTCGCAAATATTTATTTGCAACATCTGCTAATCCCGCATCGATACGTTTGCCTTGAGTCAGAAGCTTTTCTCCTATATATGTACATGCAACTCTTCCAGGATTAAACCCTAAGTGATGTTTTAACATTTTATAATCAAATTTCATGTTGTGGGCTATTAATAAGCCCTTGCAGGTATTGAGGAAGGAAATTAATAGTGAGATACTTTTACCCAATTTATACACATCAAATACATACTGATGTATTTCATTACCCAATTGAATTAATAATAAGTCATTAACAGTTGGGTTTAACCCGTTTGCTTCGGTATCCAAACCTATCATATTTAGTTTATCTAAGTACTTGATAGCTTCTTTGATACCTTGTTCAGTTTTTACATATTTTATCATTCCTGTTTTTGGTTTGTAACTTGTAACTTATAACTTACAAATAGATTCTCAGTTTCTCCTGTCTGTGCTTCAATCTAAGTTTTGCGATTACCTTTTCTTTAATTTGCCTAATCCTTTCTCTTGTTAAGCTATATTTTTCACCGATTTCTTTAAGTGTATAATTTCTTACATACCCAATTCCATAATACATTTCTATTATTGTCTTTTCTCTCTCGGGAAAATCTTTTATTATGTCATTAAGCTCTTTTCGAAATTCAAGCTCGTATTCTCCAGGGCTGGAGTTAGGATTTTTGATGACGTTATTTAAATTTTTTCCATCATCAGTTTGTGGGGCGTCCAGATAAACGTAGGAGTAATTAAATTTCATATCTTTTACTATATCTGGATTCTCCAAATACTCGGAAATTTCAGCTACTGAAGGCGCTCTTCCGAGTTTTTCTGATAAGATTTCCATAGCTTTGTTTGTTTTTGCTACGTTGGTCAATTTGTTAATCGGGAGTCTAATTAATTTAGCATTTTCATGGATAGCATTCAAAATAGTTTGCCGAATCCACCAGACACCATACGTAATAAACTTGACATTTCTTTCTATATCAAATTTGTTGAAAGCTTTGACAAGACCGAAGTTCCCTTCGGCTATGAGATCTTCCAAATCTAACCCTTGACCTTGGTATCTCTTAGCTACGGTTATAACAAATTTTAGGTTACTTCTCATCAGTAGCTCGTAATTTAAAGCATTGCCACGCTTAGCTGATTTTAGTACCTCTCTTTCTCTCTTTTTAGGTAAAGGCTCAGCATCCCCAATGCTGGCTAGGTAGTCGTCTATCATTTCTCTACACTCGTTGGTTCGGTTTACCCCAAGTACTATTGGGCATTAATTCTAAGATACTTAATCGTTTCGTGTGGAATTTTAGTTTGTTACTTTTACGTTTCCACTGTGCCTCACCAAGTTTACCTTTAATTCGATTTTTTAACTCTAGTAGTTTGTGTTGTCTTCTGAAAGCTTTTTGTTGTTTATTCATTTCTGCCTCTTTAAAATTCTATTATCCTATATGCATCAGAGTTAACTCCAAAGTTACCAATACCAATTATACTCATTTCTCCCCAAGATGTTTCATAAGCGTAATGATGATGACCATGGAGATAATATTTAGGTTCTATACAATTTACAAGATATCTTAGTTTTTCTTTACCTTCTTCACGATTTGGCATAAATCCTACTGCAGCCTCATGTGTGATTAATACATCGATTGGCTCATCCTGAAATTTATTAATAAAATCTACTAATTCATCTTCTGTATAAAATCTTTTATTCCTACCTTTTAGCTTTTCCACTCCCCATTTAAATTTAACAGGTGAGTAGATTCCACCGAAGCCGGCCACAGTGATCCCATTCCCCGCTACGTGTAACGAGCGATTGTTTATACTAAATAAATTCAGTACTTCTAACGCCTTACCATTGTCGTAGTCGTCATGATTACCTTTGATATAATAAACTGGGCATGGTAATGCTTCTATGTTACCGTTTTGGTAGTCATTAATAAACTTTGCCATTTCAGCTTCGTTATGGCTCCAGGCTTTTTTATCTGCATGCGCCGCTTTAAAGTCTGTATACAGCCCCAGGTCACCTAATTGAAAAGCTAAAAGAAATTTATCTTTTTTTAGAAGACTTGCAAGGCCTGTATAGTTGCCATGCAAGTCTCCAACTATTAATATTTTACTACTCATTTGTAAATTTGTCCATTATTGCTGATGCTTTACTAACTCTATGATGAACATCTGCGTCTGGGTTAGATAGGTTATTTTTGCCTGTGAGTGCCTCATGCACTTTGGCGTCTTGATCAGCAGGAACAGGCTCCACAGAGTGTTCTTTAAATTTCTTGGATTCGTCAGCTTTTGTTTTTTTCGCTGGTTCAGCTTTTGTTTTTTTCGCTGGTTCAGCTTTTGCTTTTGTTGGCTTATCTATTTTCTTTACCCGGGGCTTTGGTTTCTTCGACATTGAAACATTTGTTACCTTCGTTATTTTTGTAGTGTGTAAATAAGATTCAATTATGTTAGCCAAGAAGTACCCAACTATATACATGCACAATAAAATAGTTACGTTGTGTGCCGCTTGTGTAAAAGGAATAAACTCTTGGTATGCCCACATACTAAATATAAGCATTGCAAGTAATAAAAGTATTAATACCAATATTCCTTTATCACTTAGTAGTTTGTTTATGTTTAATTTTTCCATTCTTATCGTATATTTCTCCGGTTGTTTTGTTAACGTACTGTCCAGTTCTTGCTACTTCCTCGCAGACAATACATTTATGTCCTGGTCTATTATTACTACATTTTTTCGGGTTTTCCCAGTTATGGTAAATAGAATCCCAACGCTCATCAGATACATCCATATTGCTTTGTATATTCCAAATTTCTTTAAAATCTCTTGATTGTCTCCTCATTTGCCTTGGCGGTTTTCCGGCTTGTTGACCAAGCGTGTTTACATTAGCCATATAATCTCACATCCTCTATTGGTACGTTCTCATTTCTGGCCCAATTTAATAACATCTGTGAGCCAATAGCTGCTACTATTTTGTTACCTTGTTGAATGATCCCTTGCTCTAATTCATATTCGAGTTGGCAACTTTTGTCTTCGCCATCTTCTTTAGGAAGAGTGGCTAACATCTTTTTAAGAGTATTTTTCTTATTCTTTGAATAGAAAGCGATTCCTTTTCCTTCAGATCTTAAATCAATCCAATAGAAATCCATTTTTTCAGCTGTGGTAAACAGTAATCTTCTAAAAGCAGGGTTATCAACACAACTTATGATTAAGTCATAGTCTTTCAATTGTTTTGCTTCTGTTATTCTTTTAGCTATCTTCTCAAAACCGTACCTAGCTGCTAAACTTTCAACTTTGTAATCTGTTACGTCTTCTATACCAAAGTTCTGGTATTTAATATTTTTTGTCTCTACTTCATCATCGTCTGCAAAAGTGATGAGTAGATGATCTGTTTGTTCATGATGATTTAGATCATCAAGAAAAAAAGCAAGCCAGCTACCGATTCCACCGGCCCCAACTATCAATACATTCTTTGCCATTTATATCATATCTCCATGTTTCATGTTATCAGTTATAGCTGATTCATTAAATGCTGTTCTGTGTGACTCTATTTCTTTTACAATAACTTCAACTTCTTTGAATCCAAATTCTTCTCCGTCGTAATACTGGGCCGAAAATCGAGCACATCCCGGAGAATAGATTAAATAAATTCCAGCATATCCTGAATTGTTTGCTTCTCCTTGACCGTTACCAAATATGTCTGTATGAGATGGTATTGGAATACTTAACCCCGGATGCGTGTGGAATACTCCAACGAAGTCACGATTTGCATTGGGATTTATATGAGTGGTTTTTTTCAAAGTGTTTAGAAGATCGTTTGGATTTGGGACATAATCTACTCGTGTATTATTTCGTCCAATATTTTTCCAAGGATCAAAGTCCATTATTCGAATCCAGCCATTATTTGCTTGGTTGATTCCAAGAAGACCGCCACAGACCTCATCATCTGTGGATGTATTGCCGTACGTGATTACCGCTATTAATGGTTTAATATCTAAGTAGCATTTAATTTTTTCCATCTTTAGTTTCCCATTTAATGTAATAATGGCTAAGACTGTAGCCCTAGCCATTATTATCAGATTATTAGATTAGCCGCCGACAAGTGAATTAATCAGTGTGACGTCTTCTGCATCAACTAACATATCGATGGTCATGTCGTTGGGATTTACAAAGTTCCCATCAATCATCGCCCATTTTGCTTCATTTTCACAAAGGTCACGAATGTTATCTATCGCAATTTCTGCATCTTCTTCGAAATCACTGTGGCCTCTGGTACTGACCACTTTATATTTGATTTTTGTCAGCGCTTTGTCTAGACTTTTTCTCTTTAGTGCCATGTTTCTACTTTACCTCGGTAGTGTATTGTTAACAAGTTAATTTAAATATTTAAAGAGTGCTGATTTGTGTAGCTAATCGACTGTCATTATGTAATGCGTAGATCCGATTGACTACCTTGTCAGCTCCCACTTGGCTTTTGCTTTTGTCAACTATGCATATGTAATTACCACTTGGGTAATCATATACACCGTTGCGGCCGTCTGAGCCTTCTTTTATTTCTAGGACGTAACTTCGTGTTTGCCCATTAATGAGATAACCCTCGATGGTGTTTCCATTAGTCATTGTATGTTTTGCAACTTGTATATTAAACATAGTTTCAGCGTGTTTTAGAAGTTCTTTACTTTTTTCGATAGCAGTAGTGTAAGCTTTTTTTGCTCCATCAATAACTACTTTTATATCGTCTATTAGAACTCCTTCTACAATTGCTGAATTCATTAATACATTTACAACATCCATCAGGTCTCTGCTATTTTGCAATTTAATAATTTTTTGTGTATCTTTAATTTTATAAAGCTTATCAGCAACAGACAGATAATTAAGATTTTTACGTCTTTCTATTACTAGTTTAATACTTAACTGGGCTTGTTCAAAGTTGTCATATGGAGCAATGTCCACACCTGTTTGTAAGTATCTATGGAATTTTAAGGAACACTTGCTCACTTCTTTAAGGAAATAGTCAAAATCAGATTGTTTCTCGAAACATAACCCTCTTTCTACACAGGCCCTAACTTCTTCACGGTTAATACGATACCCATTTATGTAAGTCCGCTCACTGGATATTCCATCAGAATTAGTCAGTGTTCGTATTTCTATTTTAAATGCGACATCCCCAATTGTGCCTCGTAGTGTTTTCCAGCTGGTAGTCTCATCTTTAATAAACATTTTACTGTATCTAGAATAATCTTGTTTTGATGCAAGATAATCCAGGAACCTGCCTAAGACATTATCAAAAGTGACCCTTTCTAGATCATGGTAATCTGTAGCTTTTACTAAGATGGTATGAGCCCAGTTTTTTACTTCTGGATCTTTGACATCATCTGGGATATCAAAGGTTAACTTCTGATCTTCATAGGAGATAAAATCTTTTGTGTATGTTACCTCATTGATAGTGAGTTTTCCGCCTTCATCTAATACTTTAATTTTTTCTTTAATTTTGGCTTTTAACTTTTCTTTTTGTTTACCTTCTTCCTCAGCTCTAGACGCCCTCTGTTCGTGCCTTTTAGTAAGTAAGAGCAGATCGTTAGTATCCAAAACCTCTTGCGCGCCCGCTGGCAATCTATTAAGATAGTCTTCTAAGACAAAATCTCTGGGGAGAACTGGTTCTCGCTCAGTTAACACAGCAGAACCAAGGAATGGTTCTGATTCATAACCATGGTGGTTTACACCCTTGTTTTTTGATAAGAACAATCTTCCCGCATCTATATAGTCATACATTGGATTTGTATGAGGGATTACTTGTAATCTAAAATTAGTGGTAGTGGAATCATTATTATAAATGTAGGATCTGTTTCCGCTTGGGGCCATCGTTAAGAAAAATCTGGAGTTATCTGTTTCGAAAACATCTGTTATTAACCTCAGGTATTTACTAGAGGAGTATATATCAAAGGTTGCTTGATGTTTTTTTGCTTCATAATTAAAGCGAGTATGCTTAATTTTTGGAAAAACTTTTTTTAAAAAAGCTGTTAAAATGTCACAATAGTTATTTGAGTGACCATTATAACTACCATCTATTTTAACGTAAGTATTTAAAAATCTGTTAGCATCCTCGTGATTCTCCAGAAATGATGTACGCAGGTAAGAGTATAACTCAGTAACTGTTGTAAATGCTCTTTTCTGAAAAAAGTTTATAGGAAACAGTGAGCTATTATCATGTTTTACAAAAGTTAATATTTTACGAAATAATTCTAGTTTTGCTAAGGAATTTTTTGTTAGGCGCTTAAAAATAATGCCATCCTTTTCTCTGCTTATGCTGTTTGCATAATTGTTAGCCCCTAACACAAAACCATGTGTTTTAGCTTTTCGCAAAAGCAGCTCACTGCCTTCTTCACGTTCTTCATCTTCATCTGTTGTCTTACTATCTATTTTAAAAAACTCTATTTCTTTAGAATCGTAAGTACTTTTTCCAGATGCTGAAGCCATGCTTGTTTTTGCTCTAACTAGAATTGATAAATTCCTTATTAATTCCTCGTACGTTGTTTCGGTACTCCCACGTTGATTTTCACGAGTTTGGTCAAGTGTTTCTGTTTTATCATCTTTCTCTTTATTAACTAAACTCTCTGGAAAAGAGCATAATTTTTCAACTTCTTCTTTGGTGAATCCTAAAGAATATAAATTATTGATTGCTGGGAATAATTGTTTACTTGTTTGCATGTTTTCCTTTTCCTGGGTTATAATGATTCTGTATCACAAGCTACCAGGACCAAAAAATCTTTTGCGTCTGGGTATACTTGAACTTCTTTATTGATAAAATCTTTTAGGTTTCCTACCTCGTAGAATGACATAAGTTTTGCTAATGAGCTTCCTGGTGAAATTTGTTTATCAGCGGAAAGTGTAAACCATAAACCTTGGATTTTAGGATCGCCTTTATGGTCCAGAACCCATACATCTGAGATGTCGAAAGTTCTCCCGTTATTGTCTTCTACCGAAAATGAAATTTTTTCAGACTTGCGTTCATCCCTCATTGTAATTTCATTTTTATCTACACTTTGTATCGTGACAGTTCTAACAGGATTCCCGATTCCTAAGTTTAGTATGTCGTCTCCTTTATCAGTATTTATTTTTTCAGTCATTTCAGTCATTTTATTCATTGGTTATTTTATATTCATCTGTAATTATTCGTTAGTTTCGTTATCATCAGTTTCCTCAGTTTCAACCTCAAAAGCTTTGACTGTTTCGATACCAATACTTGGTGGTTTCGTCAATACCTGCAAACTTGCAATCTCTTGTCCAAGGATTATTGTAATTGGATATGAACCATGATTTCTGACTGTCACTTCCAAAGTAGTCTCTTTTCCAGCCGGAACATAGTCTTCTTCTACGAATAATGTACCACTTAGAACATTTCCGTAAGCAGAATTTAAATTTGTTACTCTACCATATTTAGTTTTTGGCAGCTGCACTTCCCACCCTACTGGAACTTTCTTGAGGGATTGTCCTGCAACTATTATTTTCCTTGCTGCTGAGAGAACAATGATAAACCCATCGTCACTTACTTTTAGCGCTGCTGCGCTTGCGATCACTTTTTTTGTTTTTATTGTCATTTTTTTCTTCCGATTTGTTGGGTAATTTAAAAATTAAATCTATTTTTTCTAGCGGCACTAATGTATCTACGGCTAAGAGTTCAGTTTCTTCTTTAACTTTTTCTATAGGTATAATAGGAGAGAGTATTAGGGCAGTTTCAGAAAGATACTTCAAATAGCCGATCATACCACTCCCTGTTTTAGGAGCTATTACTTGCAACGGATTATAATCTCCTGGAGCCCATGCACTACCGGCGAGGTTTGTGATTTCCCCAGTGTGTATATTAAGTAAACGTGCTACATCTTTAGCTGTTATCATTTATAATTTCCCTTTTTTAAATAGTAATAAAGCGTGGTGTAAGTAGTCATTTATGTCAACTAATAACTCGCTTTTAAATTCTTTTATAGGCATAGATTTGCGACCATTTCCTAGCCAGTAAGTATCTACAAAACTTATAGGTGTTAAGAAAACTTTATTGGAGTACACAGCTTTAAAGTGTATCATAAAAAACGCGATACCACCCATATCCCGTACCATTCTGAGATATGTTAATTGGTGATCCTTGATATTAGCTAATGGGAAACTTGTTTTAGACATACACTCTTTTGCATCGTACGCAATAAATGTTCCACCTTTAACTAACCCAGCGAAATCTACTGTAGATTTTTTTGCTACGAAACCTCGGCGTGTGATAGTAACTGGAACCGGAATATTCAAAATTAAAGCTTCTAGCTTTTTGCGGTATTGTATATTACGATAATTTGCTATTTTTTCTAAGTCATTTGCCATAAGAGTTTAACTTACAACTTATTGATTTGTTCCGAAAATATATTATGATTAGTGTTCAAACAAAATAGATTCCCATCCCTTTTTTATAACATCTGGGGCTGTTTGCTTTCTGATTATTTCGCCTCCCTTTTTAGCTTCAGATTTCCAATAGTCGTAATTCTTCTTTACATTTAACATTTGCTCAATAACTTCACTTTGTTTAGCTATGAATTGATCACCAGCATCTAAATTAGCTTCTGGTTGTCCGCTAAATAAAGCTCCGCTCTGTTTTTCACAAGTTACCCATAAGATTCCGGGAACATTCTTTAAATCTAAATGTGCGGTATTTTTTGATAATATTACTGGTATACCTTGTAGTAACGCCTGCCGCGGAGTCATAGAAAAGCCTTCACCAGATGATATAAATACATAGCAATTTAAAGTATTCCACCAAGAGGCGTATTCAGCATTATTTAAAGTTCTATTTTTTAGGTCTATTCCTTTATGATCCCTTTTGATGATATTCTTCATTTTCTCTACCATCTGTGGAATATTAACAAACTCTCTTGAGTGGAGTCGTAGTCTGTCATTATCTTCTTTTATCTTATTAAAGGAATGAATGATTGTGTCAACACCTTTTCTTTCCCACAGCCCACCAGAATATCCAAAATTAAAAGTATCTCCGGAGCCTTCACTTGGTTGCTCATAATATTTTGCTATGTGTGGTACTTTAAAAACTTTTTCATGACCAAGTTCAGATTCGATGAGGTCTTTTAACCATGTATTTGTTACTACCACTTTATCAAAAGCGTTTATTAATTCCTTAATTTTATGCACGCCGGTACTTTCCCACATTAGGTACATACAGGTTTCCGCGTTAATAAACTTCTTCATGGCTTTCAATGTTTGTAAATCTGAGTATATACTCGTGGCATCTAAATCAAACCCACCTACATGAATAAATTTTGCATTCTGAAATTGAGAGGGATTAACTCTAAAGATACCTTCACGGGAATAATAGAATCGCATCCATTTAAAATCCCGTTCATATAGATCTAGCTCGTCCTTTGAGAAATCTTTTAAATTACTAATGAATGAAAAGTGCAATTGGTGTCTATTTGGCTGTCTATTGAAACTAATTGTTTTATGGTTATAAAATACGTTTTCTATTAAATTTGGAAGGTGTGCTCCAAGACCATCCTCTCTTAAATAATATCCTTGTAATATTATAGGTGTAGTGTTATCAATGTCGCCTTTCATATTTAACATTTCATACTTTTTTTGGGCTAAGTGAACTCTCAAATCAAACACTTTGTTTATTTTAATTGTGTCTGTAAATATTTCTAATGAAGAACCTATTTCATGGGTGGGTAGTATAGCGTCCGTTAATCCGCGACCTAATGTAAATCCGGACAATTCTTTAGAGTTAATATGTAGTAAGATAACACTGGTGTTGCTTGGAGTAAGGTATCCATCGATTATGATATTGAAGTTTATTTCATGTTTACCCTTCTTGAATATTAATTCGCAAGCAAATTGCGATATTAATTTATTGTCCATATATGATAAGAATGCAGCAGCAGTATAGTTGCTGTTACTTTCGTATTTTAAAGTGATCCTATATACTGCAAACGGATCAACTGGTTTATCGAGTTGTAATTCAAAAATTTTTTGTCTTTCGTTGCTAAATAGACTTTTCATATTTTTTTCCTGATTAGTAAAGATTCGGGAAGCTGTGATTAACAGCTCCCCTAATCAGTTATAGCTTAATCAAAATTGAACGCATCTACTTCTGAATCAGGTGATTCACTGCCTTCCAATTTAGCCCAATTTTTAAGTTCATTTTTTGGATTCCCGGCAGGTGTTTTGCTGGGTTCTGTATAGGCTGTACAGGCTAATCCTACAAGAGCCGATGCTAAAGCTGGTCCCTCGATATCCTCACTTTCAATAAGGTCACTTCCGCATGCTTTTAGGAAAGATCCAAGAAACACAATAGCTTTTTCTGTTAGAGTGAATGTGTTCCATAGTTTCCTATTTTTATAATCGCCTGATATTACCACGAAGGTTACATCGATTTTTGGGTTACCATTTCCGCTTGTTCCGAATTCTGCGTCTGTTACCCTAATCGGGTATCTGCCCATAGGTAGTGCTTCCATGGGTCCTTGAGCATTCTCAGACCCTTTTTTTACATTAAATCCCATATTGTTTTGTCGGTTTTGTTATTCATTTAGATCGTCTACTAACATCTGTGCTTCATCTTCTCGAAGATCGAGCGGTGATGTTACCATATAATCTCTCTTTAGTTTATTTGTCATTTCTTCTTGCAAACCTTTTTTACCTCTCACCAATTTTTCTAGTTTGCCCAATGTTTCTGATTGAATACCGGCAGTCAAGAGTGTTTTCTTATTGTACGTGATTTCAACCGTCCTTTCATTTCTGCTGGCCAAATCTTTTTGTTGATTGAATACTACAGCCTCTCGTTCTAGACCTTTGATTCCAAGATATTTAGAAAAAGATCCATAATTAAATTCGAAGCTTTTTGGTAATTTGTTGGTCCTGTCTTTTTTAATGTATGCCATATGTTTTCCGTCTTCTTCTTGTAGTTCTAGAACTACATCAAACATAAACGGCAGTTGTTTTGGACCTTCGGCTTGCGTGCCAATTACTTTCATGAATTCGTCCTTATCAGCTGAATATAACACCTTACTTGGTGCTGTGACTATCACGTTCATATCCAGTGAAAGTAATTTTTTAATTAATAGTTTTACTTCCGCCTTTATAAACTGATAGTCACGTGGCTGAAGTTCGTAGTCATTGTTGCCTGTTTTCAATTTCTGTTTCTTAATATACCCATCTATGATATTATCGTAGATGTGCGTAAAAGGGTCTATAACGAATGTCTTAAAATCACCTGGGTTTTCCAGTAATTCGTCAATAGCTGCGTGTACTTTATTTGGATCCTGAGTCGGGATACGATGAAAATTGAAGTGTTCACCGTAGTGCTCAGACCCTTTTTCAGTATCAATCATGGCTACATTCGGGAAATGTAAACTTGTTACGGTTTTCCCGGTCCCTGTAGCGCCATATACATATAGCTTTAAACGTTGGGCACGCTCTTCCGCTTTCTGAAACATACTCATTTTTTTTATTATCGGTTAAATGATGGTTTGAATGTATAATTTTTGACAACGTTGTAAAGAGCATCAGTGGAATCTAGATCTCTTTCACAATACTCTGCGATCTCTAATATACGTCCAGCAAGAAAAGCATCATAAACGTTCTCTGCTGAGATATCTCCTTCTTTTGGAGAAGGGAGTCCGCAATGTTCACAAGCAAGACGTAGTGTTACTTTGTGAAAGTTATTAAAATCTGATAGCACCGCACATACATCAAAATGTGGATATTTTTGAAATCGGCGTGTATCAAGAAAGGCTGAAGAGGTAGGTAATAATTTATGTACCATAGATCTTTTTAAAATAAAAGGTACATCAAATGGTAAGCCGTTATAACTAACAAACAATCCATTGAATGATTTTAAAATATTCCAAAAAGCCGTTAAGATATCATGTTCTTCTCCGACTAAAGACTTTGTACTAGATTTTCCACCAGATGTAGCCTTTAACCCTATTACCACAATCTTTCCAAAGTATGGGTTTGTACCCATTATCAGTCTTTTCGCTTTTTCTTCTTCGGTATCAGGATTATTATTTAAATATCGTCCTACCTTTTTTTCCAATTCTTCCTTTTGTATTATGGATAGTTCTTCTTTTTCCAGTGGGACAGTTTCAATGTCAAAAACAAGTTTACTATTGTTCATTGCCATATGTGTTTTTGGTTTGTTTAATATATGAATATTTAAACTAAATTGCAACCTATTTATAATTCCATCGGAGAGCTTGTTGGAGCACATGTAAACTTTTTTTCATAATCCGGAAATGCATTGTGCATCTTCTCCAAGACCAGTTCTGGACTATTTGTGTTGGATGATATGTGACCTAAGAGGATCCAATCAATATTCTCCAAATCCAAATTTTCATATATAAATTCGATAGCTTGATGTGTAGAAAGATGACCCCATGGACTATCAATTCTTTCTTTCAGGTAGTCATCATAGTCTGGGAATTCTTTTAATAACTTAGGGTCATAATCTGCTTCTATCAGATATCCATTACAGTCTGAAAATTTACTACGCATTACTTTACTAATACTTCCAGTATCAGTTAGCAATCCAAATTTTTTCCCTGACGATATCTCAGTTACAATAAAGGCTAAACTATTTTTTGTATCATGTCTGGTACTTACTGATAGGATACTAAGATCACCAACTATAGTCACATCTCCACCTGTGATATATTCAACGCTGCATTTAGTAAATAGTTCTGCTTTTTTTTCAAAAGTCTCCTTCGGGAGATATATCGTTTTACCGGTTTTCCTCCCAGCGATGCCTGCTCCGGAGATATGATCACCATGAGCATGGCTGCAGAAAATAGCGTCGAGATCGGTGATATGTGCCGCGGCAGTTGCTTTTTTCCACGATACTCCGACATCTAATAAAATCTTAGTAGTGTCAGTATATACTACACAACAGTTGCCGAAGGAGGAACTAAATATTGGATGTATCTTCATTTATTAATTTTGGTTTCTGGTACTCTAAATATGTGAAAGTAAACCCTATTTGCACTTATAGCGTTTCTTATTAATCTCTGTATTTTTGATAGTTTACTATTACCTGATTTTACTTCAATAAAGGTTACAGTTCCGGTTTCTCTATCGAAATGTACATAATCTATCGGGTTTCCCATGAACTGTAAATCTTCCGGGTTGTAATTAAACCCATTTAAAAAAGGAGCCAGTTGTTCAGTGATAAGGCCGATCATAACTTCGCTACTTTTCTTTTGCGAAAGTAACTTTTGGTATTTGTGTTTAAGTTTTGTTTGTTGTTTAGCTGACTGAATAATATACAGAGTAGCTCCGATCCATACTATAGCAAACATACAATAACCAACCACAGGGAGTATACTCATAATTATTTCCTCGATTTAATTATTTCATTACAGAGAAACGAACAGAACATGCCGCATTTTAAATTTCCATCTGGGAATACGTCAGCATTATCTCTCAATAGATCACTCCACGTTTTAAATAGATGTGGCTTATCCAATGGACACGTTATCAAATTCACCTTATTTAGTGCTTTACGAAGAGAACTACTTTTGTTCATTGTTCTTCCGTAAATTACTTTATTTGTTAAGAAATGTTTTGCTTCAGCTAGAGTACTTTTGATATTATCTGTTTTCTTTTTTAATATTTTAATTATGACTTCATCAGAAAGCTGTAACTTAAAGTCCTTTGGAGAAACTCGTGATAATTGTTTATTCACCCTGTCTCTCAGTGTGAAAATTTTTTTCATGCTGATGTCCCTTCGGCCAGTTCCTACTCTATCAGCCATACGCAAATCCAACAACGTATGTATATTATCTGGGCCTACTTTTGCAATTAATTTCCTTATTGATTGGTCACTTACTTTATAAGACGCATCAAATAAATGACTTTTTATATATAGAACTTCCTTTTCAATCTGCTGTCTATTGAACCCCCAGCGTTGCAGTATTCTTTCTGCAATATACGCTCCGGCATTTTCATGATTGTAAAAATGTAATCCACTTTCCGTATAAACCTCTGTGTAAGGTTTGCCTATATCATGCAATAATGCAGCCATTCTTAGCAAGAGTAAATTTTTTGCTTGTAAACTAACTCCATCCAGTGCATACATAATGTGTTGAAATAGGTCTAGACCTTCTTTTTTATTAGATTGTTTGACATTTATACAATCTCGTAATTCAGGGAAGAATGGATCAATAAGTTTAGTGTTTCTCAGGATTTTAAACACTATACTAGGTTTTTCGACCCTAGTCATTAGCTTAACTACTTCCGGATATACTTGTTTTGGGTGTACAGGTAAAATTTTTAATCGATGTTCATTTATTGAACGATGTGCTTCATGATCTAGTCTCCACCCATTGCCAAATAATCCACAGAATATAGCTCCACGAAGAAGTCTAATCTTTGATTCAAGTATTCTGGTGGTAGGGTCTCCTACGAATCTTATAATCTTATTTTTTATATCTTTACGTCCATTATGAAAATCAAACCATGTACCACTCAATGGATCATAATACAGTGCGTTTACCGTAAAGTCTCTTGTATTAGAGTCTCTGAATAATTCATTAACATACTCGTAGTTAAAATAAGTATTAACTAGTTTTATCTCTTTCAGTGGATACAAAACGAAATCCTGATTAAGATAGTTTATAGTAATACTCACATCGTACTCGTTTACACGAATTACTTTGGGTTTTAATACTTTACTTAGCCTCGTCAGTGTAGCATTAACAGCTACATCATAATTGATTATGTCTCTGCCCATAAATAAATCACGGGCAGTTCCTCCACAAATCCAAGATTGTAAATTATGATTTCTTAAAAGTTTTGTTATTTGTTTTATCATTATTCTATTACCTTTGATCCGTCATCAGCAAACATTACCCCAGTGCATTCCGTAACCATGCCTAATCTGAGATTATCAGGTCTTGGAACCCATTTATCGCATACACAGGTTCCGTGAGTTCGTGGCCACGTTTCGATTTCTTCCATATTTACTGTAAATTTTTTACCAGGAATACGTATTCCCAGCCCACACCAACCACACCTAAATAGATTATGTTTAAAATAAGAGTATGCACAGTTTATACAACAGTTTACGATGCGATAACTATACCTTTGGTCTTCTTGATTTTCTTCTCCTTGTTCATTTAAAAAATCAAAATTATAATCTGGAGTTGTCATCTTTACCTACAACTATTTAGAAATTCAGTGCGTTCGTCACGGCTCAAATTCTGTGGCATTACGTTTACAAAACCACTACCAGTGACAATTAATTGGGTGTTGCGTTCTTCTGTTTTCGAATCTAGATTTTTTATTGTCTTTAATTTTCCTTGTTTATTTTTCATTTCATGCCTCATCTTTTAAGTTTTTAAATATTCTGTTTCTGAAGTAGAATTGATGTTTAAGCAGATCTACTCTATAATCGACAAAATCAACTATTTCTGCTGAAGTTTTACCTTTGGATATTCTCATTAACCTTCCAGCTGTTTGTCTAAGCACTACTTTTGATTTCATAGGTCCACAAAGAAATAATACCTCCAACCGTGGAACATCCACTCCAGTAGAAAACAGTCCATATGTACTACATACTATTTTTTTTGTTCCGGCAACCAGAGCTTCCATAGCTGCTACTCTGTCTTTTTTCTTTGTTCGTGCTGTTAAGGCTACTGCGTCTTCTCCCAAAGCTTTTGCTAAAAAATTTACTTGTTCTACGCGAGAGCACAGGAAACAACAATGTTTATCTTTGTAATCTTTTTTGTGCGTATTTAGTATTAACCTGTTTCTTTCTTCGTCCATGGATAAATCTGTTATCATTGCTTGATACTCTTGAGTATCAAAAAGCGGGAAATAGTAGTTAGTATCGATACGACGATAGGTTGGCATTATTAGAACATCTTTAAGTTTTTCCATTGGTACTTTGTGAATTGTAGGTCCAGTAGCAAAATGTATAACATCTGTTAGTCCATCAGATCGGTACGGAGTTGATGAGAATCCGTATTTGTATTTGGATTGCAGTTTATTCATGGTAGCATAGTATTTATTTGCTGCCACGATGTGTCATAGTGTTATCTTAAAGGCTTTTTATCCTTTAATTCTTATAATTAGCTTATAAGTTCGGCGTACATTTTCATCTTATATTTACAATACTTAGATGCAGGACACTCTTGGGAATATTATATTTATTCAATTCCTACGCTCTACACTACTAATTAACCTTGCGTAATTTAATTAGTTAGCACGATGTTGGCTCCTAGAATAGCTTTCTTTATTAAAGAGAGATTGACAACGTTGACAATAGATATTTAACATATCATATGTTTTGGATTTTCTATTTTTGCTTAGTTTAGAAAAATTATTTATTGTTAATTTTTGTTTACAACGTTTACAAACTTTCCCATTAGTTTTTTCATAAGCTATTCTTTCAGCTTTCTTCGTTTTTGCCCTGTCATGATCTATAAGCTTTTGCTCATAGACGGCACATGCTTCTTTAAATATTTTCGTACCTCATCTGCAATAACCATTCCAAAATTTTTATTAATTTGAGCAAATCGTTCTGAAGAAAGCCTGTACATAGTTTGATGCAGGGCAACAGATATAGGTTTAATTTCAAACTTACCGTCTCCTATTATTCCAATATCTTTTCTTTTAATATTTGTAAAATTTAAAAATTTGTCTATTGTTTGATTTACTAATTCTTTAGTATGTACTAGGATTAAAGTAGGCTGTTTTCTTTTTAGTGTAAGTGCCACAAAACAAATAGTTTTTCCTGAAGCCGTCATAGCTTCTATAATTCCAATACTTCTGCTCATACAAGCATTAACTACTTCTTGTTGGTAATCTCTTAACTTTCCTGTAAAATTTAATTTAGAGAAAAATCGTTTATATACATCACCATCAATAGTTATTCTATTATCTATAATGTCTTTTTTCCTAATCGCTATTCCAGCTTCTTTTAGTATTTCGAGTATTTCACTAAAAATTCCAACAGGGATTATAAGTCCATTAGTAGTTTCATCGTAATATAGAAGGTCATACTGTTCTCCCCACGTAGAAAGGCCTAAATCTATTTTTCGTTTAATCAATGGATTACTTATTGTCAACCTTTCTTTAATTTTTTTTGTCAACCTGGGGCCTAAGTTAGAGCCTAAGTTAACGCGATTGTTTACAATTATTTCCATCTATGTAATTGGTTTTTTAATATAAAAGAAACGCCCACAAATCAATAAGTAACGCGCGAGTGTTTCTTTTTCATCACACGTCTAAATTCTAGGTACAAGTCTTGTTAACACCCTTTTGTAAACTTATTACAACTAATTATTTTATGTCCATAAAGTACAGACTTGTTTGCAAGTAAACATGTGGCTGCAATGAATTCTTTTCCATCGTTTTCACTCTGCAACGTTTGTCTTAAAAGGTATTTACAATCTGCGCAGCTATTGACTTCACCTTCACCTTCACTTTCACAAGAACCAAATATAATGTTAAATAAATCAAAATCTGACATTTTCTTCTCCTATATAATTTATAACATAATATATTCATAATTCTTATACCATATTTTTCTTGTTTTTTGTTTATTTATTTCATATATTATAATCAAATCTATTAATTGCAACCAATCAAGGAAAAATCATGGCTGAAAAACAAAAGAAAACAAGTAAGGACAAACAAGTAGTTGAATTTAACCCAACACCTATTTTAGAAGAGATATTCGAAAAAGGGTACGCAACTAAAAAAATTGAAGTTCTCCCAGGGAAATTACAAGCTGTCGTTAGAAATGTGTCAGCGCAGGATCAACTCGATATAGAGAAGGAAATAGATTCTGTAAAAGGTAGCTATACTTTTATACTTCACACTTACAGTATAGATCTTCTCAGTGTAACGCTTTTATCATATGGTGACAAAGAGTTCAATACTAGAGAAGAAGCAAAAGCATTTCTAACCGATAAAACTACTACCAGTTTAGTTATCAATAAACTGGTAAGGGAACAAAATATCTTCGATAAAGAAGTGGCAATGGCGTTAGGACTTGATAATATCGAAACAGCTTTTTTCGACCAGGGCCAGCCGCCAACCGGGCCCGAGCCATTGCAAGAGGAGTTAACCTTGGAGAAAAAGGAAGCCTCAGGGAAATAGTAACTCTGAGATATCTTGAAGAGGAAAAGTATTTAAGATATTTAGAGACTCTTATCTCAGCTAAAGCGGCGATGCTTGATAGGACGGCAACGAAAGAAGTTGAATTGTATAATAATTTAGTAAAGGAATACACTAATTTATTATTTCAAGATGACGGTAACACAAAAACTAAAACAGATTTGACTGAAGAGCAATATAATAAGCGCATGGATGTATTAAAAGGAGCATTTAAAGGAAACGCTGGTAAAACTAATAAAACTCCACCGCAACCTGTCGGAATAAAAACTAAAGTAGGAACACCTATTGATAAAAACCTTCAATTAGATAACATAGATATTAAAAGCGCTTTTAATAAAATAACGGAATAGCATTATGCCAGAATTAGAAGAAACCCTAAAGTACAGAATACAACTAGATGATACTGATTTAGGCTCCCAACTAGATCAAATTCGTGATAGAGTAAACATAGGTATGGCTGCAACAGCGATGGATAGGGGAACCCTGCCTAGAGCAGTTGACTTATTAGCTCCTACTCCTACTGGGTTCGTAACGGATCCGGCTGCTGAGTTTGGTGGACAAGTAGATGCTAATTTTTGGCAAAAATTAACTAGTGGTGGTCCTGGAGGATTTTTACAAAGTGTAGCTGGCCAATTAGATGAGGCTGCTCAACGTACTCAGTTAGGATATCACCGTTTTACTAGTGATATGCGTAGGTTAGGGCTAATGACACCTACGCCAGCGGCGCCAGAATTACTACCAATGCCTGGACCAGGTGGGGGTAGTTTGCCAGAGGGGTTAGCACAAAGTCTTAGAGCTATACTTTCGCCTCAATATGGTGGATTTGACGTAAGAGGGCCAATTACTCCCCATGAATATAGACAACCGGCTGTCGCCAACATTGGGGAGTCTGTCGGTGATTTCGTAACTGGGAACATGGGCGCTATTGCGGGCACCACCATTGGTGCTATTGGGGGCCCTGGTGGAGCCTTTGTAGGTTGGGGAATTGGTGGGCTTGTTGACATTGGGTTGTCACCGATCATAGCTCCTGCTAGAGAAAGGGAACAATTGGCTACAGGGATAAGACAGTTAGCAAGAGCGAATAGAGTCCAAATCTCTCGTGGAGAATCAAGAGACATAGTCAGAGAAATGCAGGAAAGAACTAACACATTTTCCGGGATAGCCGGGGGAGAGAGTATAGAAGAATACCAGGAAAACATTCTAGGGTTTGCCCAAGCTGGTGGGTTAACTGGGGCCAGAGGATTCGATGATCTCAGAGATAGAATTAGAGGAGTGCTAGATAATACCAGACAAGTTCAACAAGATCTAAATGTCTTTGCTGATGAAGCTGTTCAGATAATGGGGCAGATTCAACAAAAAATGTTAGGTACTTCTGAAGGCATAACTGGTTTAACAGCACAAGCACGATTTATTGGTGGAGCTACAGGTATGCAGCCCATGGAAGTACTAAATTTAGGGTTACAAGGCGCCCAAATGGTAGCCGGTACTGGCATTACAGGCAGAGCTGGAATGATGATGGCATGGGATGCAAGGATGCAGGCTGAGCGGCTAGCGCAGGCTACTGACCCGTATACACAGCAAATGGTAGCTGGCGCCGGAGGCGCTAACTCAGTTGCCCAGATGTTGACTGAAAGTACCATAAGATGGGGCCTTTCCGGCCAAGGGTCAATGGGATTAGCCGCTATAATGGGTGGGTATACTCCAGGATCAGGCATGAGAAACTTACTTAATACCGCAGCAGGTGTGTTTAGAGACCCAACTACGTTGTATACATTTCCAGCTGTGCAGCCAAGGTTATTTGAAGGCATGGATCCCGGAGAAAGGCAGGTTACTCTAATGGGAACCGTTATAGACGAACTAGATCTGTTAGGAGTAGATATAACTCCCGAGTCTATACAAGCCAATCTAATGCGCAAGGGGTTTACCTGGCAAGAGGCATACCACCAAAAAGAAGCATTCTTACGCTCTGGAGAACGGGATGTTGCTGGTGAACGAATGGGGAAACTGTTTACTGAAGTTCAAGGTAGAGTTGAAGCAAGAACATTGGGTCCTTTAGATAGACTAAGAGGTGTAATAGGTAGTTTTATCACGGAATCGCCCTTTGGTGGAGTTGCTGGATTGGTAGAGTCTGCAGGTGAAGAAATAGTTGGTTTTGGTAGATCGGTAGGCAGAGGTATAGAAAAGGCACTTTCACCCGGAACTGTTTTTTTCGATCCTGAAGGTATTTCTCAGGATGTTTCTACCGAAATGAGATTGATGAATAAAGAAATAGTTGCAGATTTGAGAACTAAGTATCAGCAAAATCCCGAAGAACTTACTGCGGCTATTGCAGCAGAAGATTGGAAAAGATTTATAAAAAGGAATACTAGAAATGAATTTAGATTAAGACGCGGTCCATATGATACATCTGGAGCCGGGGGAGCAACAGAAGGGGATATTGTAACAACTGGACCTTTAGAAGGGCTTTCTGATGAATATATAAAGGCATTTAAGGAATTATCTTTTAATTTTGATACAGATTCTCAAGACAGGCTTGTAAAAAAATTTCAGGAATGGCATACTGGCGGTATAGACATAAAAGATGCTAGAACATGGGTTAACAACCTTGATAAGTTTAACCCTGCTGGGGTTAACACTACTTCTTCAGAATATATAAACGAGTCAAAGGAATTAGTAAATGAAGTTCTAACTACAAACTTTACTGGGGTTAACAGTATAGCCTCTGGACAGAAGGTAGCAAGAATTGTGTCAAAAGGTAGAACAAATGATATAAATAAGTTAAGCCCAACTGAGAGAAGTTATGCTGGTGACGCTATACAGCAAAGTCCAACCTTGACTAAAAAAATATATGGTGGGTTAAGACCAAATGAGTATCAATCTACTGATAAAGAAGCCCGAGCTATAGAGTATGGCCTTGAGGTCTCTGCAAGGGATTTGGAAAAACAAATTGAAACTGGTGTTACTAGATCGTTAGGTATGGACAGTGAGGGCATGGCTAATAAAATTTTTGAAGAGCTACCACCGACTATACGAGAAGACCTTTTGGGAGATATGACTGGGGCAAGCGAAGTATCTAGGGAATTGGCTGCAAAAAGACTTATACGGTCAAAAATTGTTTTAGGTAGAGAAGATGTAGCAAAAGACATAATGGAAGATATACAAAAAGGGGTTCCTTACAAAGAGCAACGGGAAGATATACTTGAAACTGAAAAAAAATTAGAATATAGAACAACATTTTTTGGTACAGGTTTAGATGAAAAAATAGAGCTTGAAACTAAAAAGTACTTATTAGAGCCCCAACAAAGCAATATAGAAAAAGGGGAAGCCATTGGACAGCTAATAAAGGCGGAACCTATAATTAGTAAAGTAATGCAAACTTATAAAGAGGCTGGCGCAGGAGAAGGCGTTGTATTAGACGCCGCTTCTGAAAGAGCTTTACGTGGCGTAGTGACTGCCCGTGTTTTCCAAGGAATGGAATTGGGAGAGTCATATAATATCGAGAAACCTGAAGATGTAAAAGGATTACTTGGTTTAGCAGCAGAGGATGTTCAAAAGGGTTTAGTGACTCAAAAGCATATGAAATATTTACAAACAAAAGTTGGGCCGAGTACATTAGAAAGCAAATTTGGGTTTAAACCAGAAGAGATAGAAGAGGTCAAGTCTCCAACAGTTGTGGATGAAAAAGAAGCTGTTAAAGAAACATATGGTTTGTTAAGCTCTGTGATAGATGGAGAGAAAACTATGAATGTATCGGTTAAAGGCTCTTCTTTGGATTACAAAAATAAGGTTCAATCAGAATCTGGTATAGGTCATAACAAAGTACCACAAAGTTCATTTGGAAGATAGGTAAATTATATGACAACTCAACCAAGCGTAGATAAAAAAACAGGATTTAAACTTTTTCTTGAAGGAGTTCAGGTACCGTTTAATACTATAACTATATCCGAGGCGGAGGGCAATTTTCCCACCGCTGCTATTTCATTTCCAGCGGCATCTGGGGCATTGAGAATATTGCCATCTACTATAGTTCAAATATTTGGACCGAAGAAAGATGTAGATAGTGTTGAACAAGAGGTACTTTTATTCGAAGGTGAGACTTCTGGCATAGAATACACAAAAAGTGCTGATACCAAGACAGCTTCATTGATATGTAACAGTTTATTATCAACGGTATTTAAAGCTACCATTCGTCCAAGTGACAGTCTCGTAACGAGTAAACTTGCAAGGCAAATGGGTGGAGATGTAGATAGCACAAAAATTTTAGCAAAGATTTCTAATAATAGCCAAATAGCCGGACCTCTTACTAATGAATTTGTGAATATATGGCAAGCAGAGTCGAAAGGCATAATAGATGATAAATTAAGTAACGTAATTCTATTTACTAAAAAATTTTTAGACTTTAACTTTACAGACTTAATGAGTATACCTTACGTAATAGCTGGTGACTTTTTACCTTTGCCACAATTCTTTTTTAGGTATTTCGAAAAATTCGATCCATACTTCGGAGTTCAAAGTTTGTCGTATCATCTTACAAAATCTATTTTTGCATTTCCGAATACTGCAAAAGTAACTCCATTTTTAAATAAGGTGTTATTAGCTAATATAAAAACCATGTTTAGTTTATCAACTAATCATGACCTATCCCTTACAGATTGTTTATCCCGTTTTATGGAAATAGTGGCGTATTCAATGATTTCCCCAGCTGCTTATACTTCTACAAATATGTTTTGGGGAAAAAGTAGTAATGACTTAGGTTATCAAGTTCCAATTAGGTCATACTTTCTTCCAGATTTAGCGAATTCTCCGCCGGCTAAATTTAATGTAATCTTCCCTAATCAAATTTATTCATTTAACTATGCACGTGATATGGTAAGTGAAAAGACCAGAATGGTTGGGGAAGTCGGGTTACCTTTTGATACACCTGGAGTACAGTTACCAATAGGAGCGATGAGAACACACGTTGTTCCGGAAGTTAAATGGACAAAGAATGACACCTCAAAACTTCATGGTGGCCTCACAATAGAAGAAAGTTATAGAGGTATAAACCCCGGGTATCAAGTAATGGATGGAACTCTCTCAGCTGCGTTGTATTCAGGGAAGGATAGCTTGTTTAAACAGTGGCAGCGCCTGTCATTAGAGGAAAGAACCATAAATCCTTTAGGTACGCGAGACTGGGAAAGTAAAGAGACTTCAGCTAATGCAATTTCTAAAGTTAATTTTACAACCGGGTTTGAAGATAGCTTTGAACAGATGGTAGCAAAGACTTATTTCGAGGGGAAGTATGGTCAACGAAACTTCAGCGTTCAATGTAAATGGAACCCCAATAGGGTGGTCGGAGTTCCAGGGTTAGTTCTAGATATAGATGGTCCATCTGTGTTTGGAGTAATTTCTTCCATCACTACGAATATTTCAGCGGAGGGGGCTGCAATTTCTAGCGTAACTTTTCGAAGTCCAAGGTTTATTAACACCCATGAAATGGGTGGAGCATTTCAAGAAGCTAGTGAATCCTTAGATCAATATGTCATTAATGATTTCACTAATGACGGAGCACTTTCAATAAACAATTTTCTTTTTGATGCCTATTTCTATGATTTTCTTAATATAGGATTTAATGTTTATTCTTATCTTGCTGTAGGAAAAGAAAATAAAACGACTAAGCCATTTAGTAGTTATGGTGTTTCAACTGGAGTATACTCCAGATTTAGTAAAGTATTTAACTCCGATAACTGGGAGCGTACTGAAGGTGATTATTCTATCCTGGATGTTATCCGAGATCCGGTTACTCATGCAATTACAGACACTGCAGCAACATTTGCTAGCTCAACTATTACAGAAATTCAATATGCAAAATACTTGTATTATGCCGTTAACCAATTGATTAACAAGTATAATGCCAAAAAGAACGCAGGCACGTCTATTCTTAATACATATATTAATAAATTTACGTCTCGAAATCTACTAAATCGTAGCGACTACTTTAATTTTATAGGAGTGGAATCCAATCTTCCTACAAAAAGTCTTCACTATAAAGACGGAGTTACCATATTTAGCAGTCCAATCTCTGTTGTTAACTTCAAAGAAGAATATGAGAAAATGAGGTCTATGGAACGTTTTCTTAAAGAAGGCAAAGAAGATCCGGATATAGTAGTTACTAATCAAGCTCCTGGTAAAGATACAGAAGTGCTAGAGCAGCAGATAATTCGGATGGAAGACTATAACTCCAGTTTTGCTTCATGGTTACGTATCTTCGAAAGTAAAAAAAATAAAACCAGGGCGGTAAGAATTGAATCGGGCGGTAAACAAATAGAAGTTGACGTGGATGTACCACTATTGGATATAGCTTCTATAGGCATTGCAGATATCTATCAAAAAAGCGAGTCACAAGATGCTTTCTTTGAGGAGAGTTTCCCATCGTGGGATACCTTCTCTGTCTATGATAGACGATATGCTTTAGATATTGATAGAGCTTGGAAAGACTATGATTTTAGATCCAAAATCATAGAAAAGGCAAATGAAGACTTATCTAAACGGAAAAACGGAGATTTTTCTACAGTAAATAATAATCTTGATAGTAAGGTGTTTATGCCGTATAATATAACTAGGTACGCTCACGTAAAATTAGCTTTTAAGAATTATATAAGAAGAAGTGGGTTAACATTAATAAAAGGATAACGTTATGTCAAACGGTTCTACAAATTCCACAATAAGTGGACCAGGAAAATCTACCGCGCCAACTCTGGGGTATAACCCAACCAGAGATAATGCAGGACCGTCTATTAAAGGTGAGTCAACAGCGACTCAATATAGACTTAGTCCTTTTTATCAATCTTCAGAAGAAGGTATATTTTCTGGGCAAACTATAGACGCCAGTATTCCATTCAATCTGATTTTAGATAAAGATTATTATCCACTTAGTGAGCAAGTACAACTTCCAACTAAAGAGGCACCAGCTGATTTAGATAGTTTAATTACAAGGAAAGAAAAAATCGGAGCATGTATTTATATAATAAAAAAAGATACAAACGGTAATTGGAGAATAGAATTTTTTAATAATAAATTCTATCTATCTTCTTTATCAATAAGTCTTAAGGAAAAAGCGCAAATTGCAGAAACTTTCGATAATGCAACTGTAAGTTTCTTTGATCAAAAAGTACGTATTTATTCCTTTTCAGGAACGGCAATAGACTGGACAACTTCGGATCCGGAAGCTGGATACAAAAATTTTTACCAGAGTGGGCTTATACATATGTATAATAACGTGTTAAGAGGAACTAAGTTGGTCGATAACGATAGAATAGCTGTGCTTTCAGTAGCTAATCATTATATCTATGGTTATCCATTAAACCTAAATATTACTTATGGAGCAAATACTTTAAATCTTACACAATTTCAGATGTCATGGCTGATTTCCGAGCATCAGCTTTCATACCCGCATATTCATGTAGAGTCTGACTTAGAAAATTTATATAAAGTACCGACTAAAAAACAAATAAATACTGATGAATTATTAAGTATGATGGAAGATTTAGGAGGCGCTATAACCGCCGCAATACCAACATTACCATAATATGGAAGAAAAACAAATAAAGCAAATACAAGAATTAGAGCTATGGACTCGTTATAAGGCAGGCGATGAAGAAGCAAAGAAGGAACTCATTTACTCACTGAAGCCGCTGATTAATAGTCAAGTAAACAGATATAAAGGTTCTGGACTGCCACTAATATCCATAGAATTGGAAGGCATTGATATTGCTAGTAATGCGCTAGACACTTATGAACCAAGTAAGTCTCAATTAAACACACATGTTGTAAATAATTTGAAAAAACTTAGTCGATTTGTTACTGGGTATCAAAATATTGGTCATATTCCTGAATCTAGAGTATTCCTTATAGGAAAATATAATGCTATTTTTGAGAATCTCTCAAATGATCTTGGCCGGGAGCCGACTATATTTGAATTAGCAGACGCCATGAGTATATCACCAGTAGAGATTGAACGTCTACAAACAGAACTTAGAAAAGATTTGTCGATGGAACTAGCAGGTGATGACGAACAAAAAGGATTTTATATGTTTGCTAGACCTGAAGAAGAAGATCCACGAGCAAAGCAGGCCCGTGAATTTGTGTATTTTGATGCTGATGCTATAGATAAAAAAATATTGGAATACACTTATGGAATAGGTGGAGTTCCTAGATTGAAATTTAATGAAATCATAAGAAGATTGAAAATTTCTGACAGCAATTTAAAAAAAAGAAAAAAGGATTTAGCTAATAGAATAAACGAATTAATTTAATTATGGGATTAACTAATAAACAATTAGCTGGGATAAAAAAGGGATCAGAAGTTGCATCTAACGTAACAGAAGCGGTTCAGGCTTTATCTGCCATAGGTATTCATTTAGACGAAGATAGCTGTAGTTTAGAAGATATACAAGATAAGATAACAAAGCTTGTTGGTAGATTACAAGATGATATTAAAAAAACAATAGATGATCTTTCATATCGTTCTGCAGGTAATTTTTTTCAGTTAGTTTATGTACTATTGAAAGAATTTGTTGGGGGCGCTGCAACAGCACTGGTAGACAATTTTGTTGGGAAGGTTTTATTTGAAAGTGTACTTGGAGCTATTAATAGTGCTCTTGCTACCGTTCTTGCCACTATTCCCGGGTCTCTTTTTGTTATCCAATATTATGCTGCTGAGAGTTTGTTAACTCAATTAAAACGTAGACAAGAACTTGCTCTGATAATACTTAACGAAATCCGTACTTTAATTTCGTGGCTAAATGCATTTAATGATGTCGGCAGTTCATTTGATATTTCATACTTCAATAATATAAACCTGGCTCATCAACAAGTTAGAAAAGCCACAAGATTAATAGGAGCTGAAATCTCAGGGTTACAAACAGAAAGAAAACAATATGTATCTGGTAAAAGTGTTGGTAACGCAGTAGAATACATAGACAATAGTTTAGCTTATCTTACTCCAGGCTATGCTGCTGTCCAAGACCAATTAAAAGCTATACACGAAGATTTTGGATTAGAAACGGAGTTACCATTTTTAACTATTGAACTTTCCGCGGATAAAAAATTCTTGGATATTGCTAAATGGGATGTATACATAAAAGATTTGTGGAAGGAACTTGGAAATAAATTTGATTTGGGTACAAGCGAGGGGAGAGCGCAATTAAAAAAGGTTTTGTTTAGATTCCTTCCAACTCTCCCAGAGTTTTTGAGAAAGTTTGCTGTAAATACTGTGGTAGAGAATACTAGTACCGTTCTAATTGAAAGATTGCCTATATGGTCTTTGAAAATAGCCAAGAAACAAAAATGGATGACGTGGACGTTGACTCCACCAAAAGAGTTTAGGGATTTTATTGAAATTCTAGCTGATAAAAGAAGTTACCCATTGTTCTCTAGAGCCGAGACTAAGAATATTACTTGGCAGAGGACTATGAATAAAACTAAAATAGCCGAGTCAGCCCTGTTATTAGCTCCGACATATATGGATATTATTAAACAACATAGCGGGATGTTAAAAACTCTTCTTGACCCAGGTTATAACTATTTAAAAGCTGTCTATGATGATATGGACGGGGTCATCACTGATTTTGATAAGAACCCAATAGGAGTACGGCAATTAAATGTAGATAAAAAGTTTTCAACGTGGACAAGGAAATTAATAATGTCTAAAAACTTGTTAAGCGCAACTATCGGTGGTTCCGGTATTCAAATAAAAGGTTATGGAGAATCAGTAAATCTACAAGCGGGAGAGGTCACTGATTATTTAGTAGCTATCGAAGATGCTCTTACCAAATTAGAGACATTTATAGAGAATAAGAATGACAGCGATGGTAAAGAGATAGGAAATCAAGTCCTAACTATTGCTAATAATAACCTGTTAGCTTTGGCTGGACAAGCTGCTGCTTTTGTAATAAATCCTGGATTATCAGCAAATCTTATTGCTAATCTGAGAGCTGTGGAAACCTTGGTAAACGAACAGTATAAACTTGACTCAGAAGAAATAATATTTACCCAAAATTTTATGAACCAAGTCGAGCGTTTTCCTGGATTCAGTATAATAAAAAAATACGTTGATAGTCTTATAAATAAAATGGGAGATGGCAAGGCCCTGTTTACATCTGTGCTAGCTGGCCAATTGTTAACTGGGGACCTATCATCTATTGCTGGTTATCTCGATGTAGCGGATTTCGGTTGGTCCGCGACGCAGTGTGCAGCTACTGTAGGCAAAGAAGGAATGAGTAAAGTAAGCGACTCATTGAAAAGACTTCGATTGGGTGAAAAAGAACAGAGAGATATACAACAAACAGTGACTAACTTAAAATCAAACAAAGCAAAAATAGATGTTATGACTGCTACGTTGCAAGCATTGCCAAATTATGCTTAATAGGGATTTTTATTATGTATGATATACAATTAGTAAATTTTACAGACGATTCTAATAACACAGAGCAGGTTGCTTATTTAAACTTTTCAGCAACTAATGGAGTAGTTGTCGGGGAAAACCTTTTAGCTCAGAAGATAACAAAAAGAATCCTTACTGATAAAGGAACAAATGCCCTGTTTCCTAATTATGGTTCTAATATGTTTAAAACTTTTTCTTCATTTGATATAAACGATAGTTCAGCTATGAGAGATCGACTAGCCATTGCCATGAAAGAAGTAGTGAATGATCTTTTAACTGAACAAGAAGACCTTATAGATGATGGAATGTATTTAGCTCCTAATGAAAAATTAGTTGATATAACTGTAAAAACAGTCACGTATAAAACGACGGCAGAGACTTGGTTAATAGAACTGGATGTTGTTTCTGAAGATAACCAATTATCAAAACTAACTGTACCTTTAACGGTCTAAATGGGAAAATAAGAGTATGGCTATAGATATAAAAAATTATATAAAAGAGAAGATTAAAACAACTAATGCAGACATTGATACATCTCCAGGTAGCGTTTTTTATGATCTCCTTATAAATCCTTTGTCAGTAGTATTAGAGGATTACAGAACTCAGCACGAAACTATTCTCGCAAATGAATCTGCTACCAGCGCCAGTGATTTATCTGAAGATGCTTTGGATGCGTTAGGGGTAAATTTTCTTGTAGAGAGAACAGCAGGAACAAAAGCAACGGGGTATGTCACATTCTATTATTCCCAACCTGTTACATTAGATATACCAAAAGGTTTTATTATTCAAACAGAAGACGGATTAGAATATGAATTCCCTACTGCGACGTATGTTACAAAAACTCAAATGGAAGATAACATTTCTAGTTATCCGTATTATGATTCTGGGTTAATCCCTGTTATATCTAAACTCACAGGGGAGGACTATAATAAACCTGCTGATACAAAATTTAACGTTGTTTCTACTGGTATAAAAACCCCTGCGAAAATAACGAATGCATCGCCATTTACTTCTGGAACAGATAGAGAAACAAACACTGAGTATTATACCAGGCTGAAGTCAACAGTTTTTAACAATAGCCTCGCTTCTGCGGAAGCTATTATTAACAAAGTATCGGAAAATTTCACATCTGTTGTAAAGACAGAGGTAGTAGGGGCTAATAATCCATTGATGGTAAGAGATCTGACTTCTCTGTCTGAAACAGTAGCTAACTATCAAGAAGAGGATTTCTTACATACATACTCAGGTCTCCATGGTGGAACCTATGATTCGAAACATCTGGCTCTGTTTGGGGTGTTTGCTGATACAGACGAAACTGCTGAAGTAAGCATGCCTAGCATAACTGGTTGGTCAAAGGAATTTTCTGATTCAATGTATGAAGGAGTATACCTACTTAATGACATGAATTATGCTGAAACCGAAACTGATATCATAGTAAGAGAATATTTTGGTGACCTCTATGATGACGATGTTCAAGTCGACTTGGCCTTAATTTTGGCTTCTGGTAATTGGCAAGTACATGACGGCATTAATCCATCTCAAAGTTTATTTTATGTTGATGAAGTCAGAATAGATTCAGATCAGTTAGTCTTAGGTAAATATTTAGATCCTGATGATGATAAAGAGCAATCCATAAGTATTAGCTTAACTACTATTAGTGGAATAATGGATTTACTCTCGTCAGACATTCTCGATTCTAGTACGTATGCTCATCAGCAATTAACTGATTTGATCTTACCAACAAATTTTAATAACACTGCCCCTATTTTTCATAAACAAATTGATCAACACTTAGGAGTTCAGATAGATTGTATTATGAACACAACAGATAACACAGAAAATGGAGAAATGTGTTATATAACTCTTCTTAGACATTCTGAAGTTTTTCTACCACACGACGGTTATGGTCTTGCTTGGAGAAAGCAACCAGAATTTTTGGTTAGATTAAACCAGGGTGCCGGTTATTACACAGATGCGGATGTAGAACTTTTCCAAGAACAATACGGCGTTAACCCAGTAACTGAGGGGTTGGTCGGAAGCAACTATATTAAAACCCATTCCGAATATTGGAAATATAATGTGTATCTTGTAGATAACGATGTTCTTCAAGAGGAGGTATGGGTTGGCCATGATCAGATGTGGGACCAAACTTCCGGCACAAACCAATTCTTGGTAGCTGGTAAAGTCTGGATAGAGAAAGAAGTTGATTATGGATTCAGATTAAAAATATACCAAACGCTTGGTTTCGAAGCGTGGGTTTTCGAGAATGATAGTCCACCCGCTGATACTTATTCATCTGCTAATCGAGTCCTGAATCGTGGAGCTACTTATCCACCATATGTACCAGTGTCTGGCGATAAAGTAACGCGCTCAAACGGAGTAGATGTACTTGAGACATCACAAAGTCACTTCGGAGTAGCAGTTGCGCAAACACGGAATTGCGAATGGCGTCTTGATGAATTAAGTATTAGATCATTTATAGAAAACTTTCCAATGCACTTATTTAGGTTTAAATTAAATGCATTAGAAAGTGATTGGGATATCGCAAATGATGCCTTAAATATACAATATTATGGGGTTGGTTATGACCCAGTTCAATATGCTCTTGCCGGTGACACCGGGCATTCAAAGGTCAAAGCTGTTGTTTATAATGTAACAGAGGATGAATGGGAGACTATAGGAACCCATGAATATACTATTGATGACTCCCGAGCTTTGCAATTAATAGAAGGCGAATATGAAACACTTTCTGATTACGTAGATTCTGATATGTATGTAAACGTAGCAGCTACAGCTGCTAATAGTGGTCCAACTTTTACCGATGATACTGAACATGCTCTGGTAAGTTACTATTGCCGTATAGATAATACCATAGCTAGTGGGATTCACAGAGGAAACGCAACTGATATTTACGTTTATGATCCTGATAATATCCAGGTAGGCACCACCGTTGTCGCTATTAATGGAAATTCTTTAGTGACAAATACAACGGCGTTCCCAGGGTATATAGCAGACTTTACAGAAATTCGAGAATATGTTTCTAAGGTTCCTTATGATACGGACGGATACACTATTACTAATAATGATGACGGCCTATCTTTCACTGACTCAGCTAATTACAGTATCACTTTTGATGCTGATGATTTGACAGGCTCATTAATAGAATTGGAATATCGTTATTGGACACAAGGTGAACTTGTTAATGATCTTTTTAATAGCTCAGCTAGTCGTTACCCGGCTTCTGATATTAAAGTAAAGGTGATGCCTTTAACTATCATCGAGATAGAAAATTTAGAGTATTCTGGTGGATTAGAAGAGGCTGAGATGAAAACAAAGATAAAAGAATATTTTAATGCCTTAACAACAGGTTCATTTGATAAATCTGACCTTGTAGACGTATTATATGACAATAATGCTGATTATGTTAATTTAGATATTACAATAAATATTACGCGGTATAAACCAGATTTCACAAAAGAAACTATTACTATGGACGGACAAACGTACACAATTCCGTCTGATTCGGTCAGTGCCTTTTATACTACTGATGATAAACTATCTGGAGTGACTAAAGTATAATGTTTACCCCCACATCAAATATAAATCTAGAAGATCTTTGGGGATCTCTTGGAACTGTATATAATGATCTTGATGACGATTCCAAAGCAGTCATAGAGGCGTTTTGGGAAGCGATGTTTAATGGCGTGGCAGGAATGTATTATGATCTTTATCAAAATTACCTTGCTAAATTCTTCGAGTTTAATCAAGGCTATCTAGAACATTCCTATCAAGATTTAGATATAATATTTACTGGGGATGACAAAAACGTTGATGACATTCTGTTTTCTCCTCCATCCGGGCTTGCGCTGTCTAATACACCAGTTGCAGACGGCAGTATGTATGCTTACAAGATAACATCAGTTGATAGTAACTCCGGTGAGACACTCGCGTCAACACCTGTTGTGTTAATCAGTGGCGCTGCTAACTTAACTTCAAATCCAAATGTTTTAACTTGGACAGCTACAAGCGGAGTTGCTAGTTATAACGTATATGGGAGAGACTTGAACCAGTTCTTGTACATAGGGAATACTACATCTACTACATTTTCTGACAATGGAAGTGTAACTCCGGTGGGTGGAGTTCCGACTGAAGCTACTGCTATTCAAGGATATATTTACCCATTTACTGATGGGTTATTTTATTTATCTATGCCGACTTTAAGTGGTTATTCAACTGACCAGGTTTTAACAGAAGGTACTGATTATGAAATTGAAGCTTTGACTAAGTTAAAATTTTTGAAGGGACTCGGAACTGGTGCCAACAACATTCAATACAAAACAGTTGATACTACTTTACAAAAAGGCGAAAAATTTTTAAATAGACAAAGTATCTGTTTACTACCTACTTTAGGTAGCATTTATTTTCCTGGGTTTGGGGTTGATTACCCTGATGAAATTATATCTGCTGGTGCGTATTCACCTTTTATATCTGGGTGGAATGATATGACCTATTTCAACCAAAGGCTTTATTATGGTCAACATTTGTCTAATCTGATGTATGCATTATCAGTGGTTACTAGGAGAGAACCGACTATAAATAATGTAAAACATGGTTTGGAGTTAATACTTGGGTTCCCTTTTAGTTATAAACCAGGAACAGTGGCTAGTATAGAGGAAGATGCAGTTTATAAATATGTGACAATCACAACGTCTGGTTTAACAGAGACTGTTACATATGAAGTCCCAGTAGCTACTCACTTAGCAGTGGCCTCAGGCGATACTGTAAGTCAATTCGAAACTTTAATTTCCGGAGCGTTTGTTGATGACTATATAACAGATTTTGCTACGGTGTCCGGAGTAAGTTTGCAATGTGGAGAAGTAAAGGAATTTGACGTATTCACACAGACATATTCAGGGAGTAAACACGGGTTTCGTGTTATCGATAATCTCATAGATGATATTACAAAAGTAAAACAATCTGATTCATATACAGTGAATTTTAATGAATTAAGTTCTACAGGGTAACATATGGAAAAACTATATTTAAAAGCCGGAGAAGCCTATACTTTTAACATAGAAAATAGATTCTTCGCTGAACATATTCCGATAATAACAACTTCGGCTGTTGGAGGAACCTATGCTGGTGAGGTTTCTATAGGAGTTGTTAATACCTGGCAAACTGAGTCTGGTAGAGAATGGACCGGGTCAGTAAGTTATGAGGACACCGGTGAGGATCTGAAAGTTTATACAAATGATGCAAGCGTGATGCCTAAAACAGAACTGCAGAAGTTAAAGATTGTATTTACTCCACCCGCTGTTAGCACTTACTATTTACAGTGTGCAAAATACAGTGCACATGTTGGTAAGGAACTTGATGTAAATACTGATTACGGCGATTACATTAATCCGCAAGAAGTTTATTATACATGTTTATTAAGACAAAGTAACAGAACATATTCTTTCACAAGAAACTCTGATATGTTCGACAAATTTCTTAATTTTTCCATACCTGCTGGGGTATGGCCAAGGTTTACAAACCTAGCACCTGTTATTTCGGGATTTGTAAATGATAAAACTTTTTATAATCCGGGAGATGATGCATCACTTTCGGGCTTGATTTATGATCCGGAAAATGATATATTAAGTTATGCGTGGAGTCATACTAATCCTTTAACAACTGTTTCTGGGTTTAGTTTACTCTCGTCTATTGAAAATGCTGCATTACCTGGATGTACGGCAAATTTAACATCTCCCCCAACAGTGGAGACGCTATATACATTTAAGTTATCAGTTAGCGATTCAGACAATACAACAATTTCTTATGACTACATTCCAGTATATTCTATATCAGGAGTGTTAGTATTCTCCGGGTGGGGCGTTTCTAGCTTTATGATTGATGATGACGAACTTCCTTATAGTTATTACCCAGCAAGCTCATGGGTACCGCCTGTAGAATCTGGTGTGGTGGTTGGATCGGGTATAGGAGTGTTTGGTTATGGTGGTTCAGAATGGTATGAAATATTTGATGAGAACCTGAATACAGTATCTACTGGTCAATTAGCAGCAACTGATTCTACAACATTTCTATCTTTTGCTGTAAATAGTACAAGTTGCTGTCTTTATACATCTGAAAGTAACGTCTTGACAAAGAGATCTACAGTAACTGGTGATTTAGAAGCAACTGAATTTGAATCCGTTGGTAAACAGAAGATAATAGTTGTTGATGGAAATGGAGATGTATGGACAATTGATGACACCGCTTCTAATAAAGTTAGAAAATGGAGTTCAGACTTAAGTTCTAGAACGGATTATACTCTTAAAGCGGGTAATATCCTTAATGATAAAATAGAGGCTGCGGCTATAACATACTCTGGTACAACGATGTATTTAGCTGGCGGTGATGATGTAACTAACGGAAACTGCTATCTTGCTAAGTATCCAGTAAGCGAATTAAATAATGGGGATCCTGATTGGACATTGGATACTTCTGAAAATTATGCCGTTGATATGAAATACTTAGTAGTTGATGAAAATGATAACGTTTACTTCTCTGGTGATTACTCCGGAGGAAGATATATCCAGAAAGTACAGGGAACCGATGGAACAATTTTATGGTAGGTAATTAGATACTTATGAGTTATTTAGAAGATTATAATAGTTTTTACCGTGTTGACGGTGGACGTAGAATGGATATTCGTAGAGGATCTGCCGTTTACAGTGATTTACGTACTGACGGAGCTCCGGGGTCTTATATAAGACGTGACTACCATAATTATACCTTTGGTGATTTTACTCATCAGCTTAAGGTTATTTTTAATTCGGTTAACACAGTTGCAAATGTTATAGGCGGCGTGTGGGCAGTGAGTAACACAACAGTTGGTACACACAATTCTTTTGATACCGCTAATGATGGAATAGGTATTTATTTTAAATTAACTGGTGCGGATTATGATATGTTTTTGCGTGATTATGTTACTGACAATGAAGATACTGTAACATTGGCTCAAAATACAAATTACTGGTTAACAGTCACTCGCAATGGAACTTCTGTAAGTTGTGAAATCTATTCAGATTCAGGCAGAACGTCACTTGTAGATACTTTAAATGTGACTTCTGCGGCAACTGAGTACACTTGGCTATACGCAGTGTATTCAGATGGGAGAGGTTTAGGAAATGGAGTGTCGGCTGGCCAATATGATCTGTATCTTGGCGAGGTAATGGAACAATATTATGACTTCGAGGGGCCAGCTTGGACGTTATCTGCACCGACCGCTGATATAGTATTAGATACTAGAGATGTTGATGCCGGAAATCAAGGTTATTATCTAACAAGACAGCGTAGAGATTCTGTATCATACCTTCGCAGAGATAAAGGAGCTGGGGATATAGATGATTTTGAATATGAATTTATTTATCAATGTACTATTGATGACACAGCAGCGTCTAATGTTATTTTTGGATGTACTAATAGCAACTTTAATCTTCAAGACATGTTAGACAATAATGATGGATTAGTTCTGTCATATTATGATGCAGGAGCCGGTGATTTCAGATTTACTCTATATGATCGTGATGGTAGTACGTCAGATACTTACGAAGCCAGTGCGGATATGGAATTCTATGGTGAAGCATTTGAGACTGACAGATGGTTTATAACTTTCACTAGATCCGGATCAACAGTTACTGTAAAATTTTATGATGATCCAAAAAAAGAAGCAGCAAATTTAAAAGATACATTGACTGTTACTAGCAGTACAACTTATCGTTATGAAGTGTGTATGTGTGGAAGGGCCGGCACTACGCTCGTTGCTAGATCACATGGCCACGTTTTACAAGATTTATATAATCCGAATGAGCAAGTGGTTGCGCCGAGTATTTTAGGTGGTTATATTTTTGCATATAATAGAAACAATTCTATGCTTTATACACCAGTTGGTACATCATATCGTCAATTACAGACCAGTAATGGGTCAACAGTAGCCACAACACAAAGTGTTGGAGTGACTACAGAAAGTTGTGCTATGGTGGATAATAATACGCTTTTATGTGGATGCGAAGAGTCATCAGGTACACACGGTCTCAGAAAATATGCTATTGATGACAATTGGGTAGATACCACTGAAGAAGAAATAGATATCAATACCGCAAATGATGGTAAAAAACATACATTCTCCGGAGATCCAACGGGGTATTTAAATGAACAAATGTAGAAGGAGTAAATAAAATGGCAGTAGCAATATACGAAGTTAACGATTCGGACAGCCCCAATACTGGGCGACTTAAATGGAACAACAGCGACGCAAATCTTAAAACAGCTGTTGATGCCAATACAACAGCTAGAACAGGGATTGGCAGCGTAGTAGGAACTACAGCCACACAAACACTTTCTGCTAAAACGCTAGCTAGTTCTAATGCTGGCGGAACCAATGTTATAACCATTACTAGAGAAGATATATCTGGAAATTTTATATCATTTACCAGTGACAGTGGAACAAAAACCATTACCGTAAATGGAGCCTCTATGACAGATATAGATGTTCTTGGGAGTAATGGTATACAAACTAGTGTTACCGGAGGTGTTATCTATATAGAACACCCAGCAGCTACAGTACTAAACAGCGGATCACAAACATTAGCAGTCGCTAGATCAGCAGTTGTAGGTAGTTTTACAGTTGATGTAGACGGTCACATGCGAGTAACGGATGGAATAGCCATTGGCGCTGATCATACAAACGTCTCATCTGATAAACTGCATATAAAAGATAGCGAGGCGGCTAGTTATGTTTCAGCCGCAATCCAGAATACTTTAGCTGGCGGTGCCCAGTTAAAATTAATGGAGGACTTGACGTCAGAGTATTGGTTTCTTCGTTATGATGCCGGCGCCAACAACGGTCTATCAATCGGGTTTACTGATGTCGCGTCAGGAGCTGATGTTGCAATTGCAATAGCTAAAGACGTAGATGATGGAACCCTGGCGATGATAGCCGGAAATAAAATCGGAATTGGAATGTCGGTACCAAGCTATAATTTACATATAGCTTCTGGAATTGGAATCGATAGTGATCAACTTGTATTAGATCCTACAACAGGGATGCGGTTAGATCATCCAGGGAGTGGAACTGTTAATTGGAAATCAGATACGGATTCGGCCATACAAGTAAAAGCCAATGGTTCTGTGGGCATTGGTGGAAATGCAAATGATAGTTATGCTCTTGTTGTTACTGGAAACATGGTGCTTGCAGGGGCTACTACAGTTAGTAATACCTTTACTATTTCCGGCCTTGCGTCTTTAAATGGCGGAATTTCTGTAGATACTAATAAATTTACAGTTGCTGATGTTACAGGAGATACTGCAATAGCTGGCACTCTAGGAGTCACAGGAGCCGCTACATTAAGCAGCACACTTTCGGTAGCTGACGATGTTACCCTTACTAATGGAAAAAATTTAATAGTAGAAACTATCAAAGCTGTTGACTCAACCGGTCTCGACTTTAAAACTACTGGTGGAACTTCCTCTGCTTTTGTTGATAATAATGCCAATTTTAGAGTAGCGGATTCATTAACTAACGCAAATTCTGATGAAAAATTTGGTGTAAAGGGGAAAGCCATTTTTGTTGCAGAAGATGCTAGTAATAAAATAACAATATGGGGCGATGCTAGTGGAAATTATATTGATACGGCTGATTATGACTCTGATGGAGAACAAGATTTAAAAATAAGAATAGCTGGAAGTACTGCAAAAGATTTTTACATACAAAGTGGACCAAATACTAACCCGGCTTCTGTAGGCCATACAAATTTATTTATTGACGGCGGTACAGAAAAGATTTCTCTTAATGAACACCCTGATGGCATCGGAGCGTCCGCAAAAGAAGTTTTAAATATTTACGGTGCTGTAGGAAACGCAGCTGAGCGCTCATGTCATTTTCATATAGGCGACTCTACAGGTTTAGGTATTAATGCTTACTATGATAGTCCAGATTGGAAACGTACTAACGTAAATAATGCTGCTAGGATACAATTATCAGATTCTCAACTTACATTATCGGTAACAGACTCTAACGTACAAGGAAGTACAATTACTTGGAAGGACTCTATTAGGATAAACAATGCTGGTCAAGTAGGTATTTTAGAAAGTCCTGATGTATCATATAGTTTAACTATAGTCAGTGGGTTAAACTCAGGTTCATTTAACACTGGCGTGGCTACTGTAACTGAGCTTACGGCTAGCACATCAATTGAAACAGAAGCTTTAACTATTTCGCCAGGTACTACTAGTATAACTATTGAGGATGATGTAGCAGTTACTACTCCAACAAGGGACGCGCTCGTCTTAAAAAAATCTGGGAGTGGTTATACTCAAACTACACCTAGAGTTATACTTAGAAATTCTACTGGTGACAATCATGCGATGTTGGAAGGTACTACTGTGGGGACTGATAAACGCGCAGCATTTACTAGCTATGATCCTAGTAATTTTTATGTGTACTCTACTAGTATCAGGGCAGGAGACCACTTACAAGCAGGGGGTGATGGAGTAGGGACACCGTGGTGTCCAGTACCTTATACAGTGTATGCTGAGCCTGGGTTAAACACTCCACTTTTATTAAATGGTGTTAGTGCGGTATGGAGCAAAACAGTCAATATGCCATATGATGGAATTTATAAGGCAACTGTTTCTTTCTATTTAGATTTTAACAACTATTATGATGGGAAACAGGGGCAAATATGGGCGGAGTTAGGGGGAGCTGCCATGGGTGACTGGCTCTGGAAAGGACATATCCAGGACGGGGAACATGGAAAAACAAGTTTTAGAGATAGTTTTTCTGCCTTGTTATATCGTAGTGCTGGCACTTCTTCTTTTGTAATTCACTTAGGAACGTGTCACCATCTCTCTACTGCTTATTTGTATTCAGTACACTTAGAATGGATAGCTGCAAGTACATTTAACGCCTAGTTAGATAAAAAAAATAATTTATAATGGGTAGCTGCAAGTACATTTAACGCCTAGTTAGATAAAAAAAATAATTTATAATGGGAGTATAAGATGAATAGAATAAAAGTCCCCTCTGGGTCAAAACAAAGTTTAGAAACAGTATTTGACAATCTACAGGATTTTGTCGAAGAGAATATAACCGATAGAATAGGCGTTTTATTTAGTGATTTTGGCGTAGCAATGGGGCGTTCTATTGGTGTTTCAGATGATGACTTTAAGATTATCCTGGATAGCGCCCGTACTGGGTTCACACTTAATTCCGGGAAAGCAATAAGCGATGATGGAGAACATTTTGATTTTGCTGGAGAAACACGTAAGGCTGCAATAACATCATTTAGTTTATCACCAACTACATATTATCTTGTTAAAATGTCGTATACCTGGGTAGGTTCTGACGCAGTAGCTGCTCAAAATGCTTTTATGTATAATGCTGCTGGTACGACTCCTTATTCTACTCAGTATACAAAGAAAAATGATACATATTTAATAGAGATGGTAGCTGTTACTGGAACAATTAGTTCAATAATAGCTGCACTAGATTCTGATGAATTTGCTCTAGGATTAGTTTATGTAACAGCAGCAAATAAATTTGACACGTCTGCGTGGACATTTGACAGCAATACTGCTATAAATGGAGTTATTGATTTAAGACACCAAAATCGTCTATTATTGGATATTGATAATATGGATGATTCTAAGGTTCTATTAAAAGATAGAGATTCGACTGGTGACTATGCAATAGATGGTAAAGTTGAAGTCAATGATGATTTCTATATCGATACTGATAAATTTTATGTAGATCAATCGACTGGACGCATTGCGGCAGGTACATCAGCTCCGCAAAGGCTACTTCATTTAAAGGCAACAAGTCCTTCTATGGTTATCCATGACAGCGACGCATCGACCCTTGCTACTACGTATGGGTTAATTACATTTTATAAAGGTACTGAGACATCTTTTACTGATTGGGGTGATCGCGCCGCAGAAATAGAACTTACTACTGGTAGCTTAAACATAAATAATCGCACAGAAGGCGATGTAAATATAATTACAAATGAAAGAGATGAAACAGCTTCAACATTCACTCCTCACTATTTAACATTTACAAAGGATGGGTATCTTGGTGTAAATGACTCAACTCCGAGTTACAATCTTGATGTAGCCGGAACGTTGAGAGCTACAGGAGCTGCAACGCTTGATAGTACTCTCGTAGTAACTGGAGCCGCTACCTTATCGGCTTCCTTATCAGTTGGAACAACGGCTGCTGTAACTGGAGCTGTAACCCTTGCTGATGACTTAACAGTAACAAATGCTTTTAAGGTGGATAATTCCGAAAATCAAGTATTAATTTGTAGTGATACAACTGCTACAATAGATGGAGATTTGCACATACGGAATAGTACTGGAGTACATTTAAAATTAGATTCCCCAGCGGTATCACCAATTAAATCAACTTCCCCGTACATCGAGTTTAGTTCAGGAGCAAGTAACCCAGAAACTTTTATTATCGGATTAGATGCTGCAAATAATTATTTCCGCATAGATGACAACTCCAACTTTGATGCCAATCATGTAGTAATAGACAATACTGGTAGAGTAGCTATTAATACTGATTCATCTTTAATTGAGCAATTTACAGTCAATGGGAGTATAGAAACTAGGGGCACAACCCATCACAAAGCACTAAAGATGAAAATAGAAGGTGCCGGTTTAAAGGAGTATGACCTTGTAGTTGGGACAATTCCGGAGGGCATTGTTGGAGATGCAGACGACGTAGGTACAGGGAAATTTGGCATTTATGATGCTACTCAAGATACGTACAGGCTCACCATTACCAGGACTGGTAACGTGGGCATAAATATAAATAACGCAACATATAAATTACATGTCAATGGTACATCTAGATTTACTGAGGCGGCACTTTTTGATAGCAGCCTTACAGCTGACTCTGCAACTATAACTGCAGGGACCATTACAGCTCTGACTGCTGCCGACTTATCTGTTACTAGCTCTTTCACTGGGAACTCGGCTTATTTTTCTGGCGACTTATCTGTCAACAGTTTAAAATTTCCAGAGAATTCGTCTGATACTTATGTTGATGCTGGTTATAAAGCAGGGCTAACTTCTGGCGGCGCCATGACGATAGGTGCGGCTACAAGTCTAGTACATCCGACTGGAAATAATGATACGCTTCGTGTACATGAAAATTTAAGATTATTTAGTGATTCTGGTTCAAAATTTACATTTGCTGGAGATACTCTTGTATCCGGGATGTCTCTGGTTTATACCAATAGTACAGACCAATTAGCTGTAAATAGTACTAACGGTACCCATTTAATCTTTTATGAGAATAACGGATCTCCGGCGACTTATATAGAAAATCTTCATGCTAAGATAATGGAGGTGACCGATGTTAGTGTGGTAACGACAGAATTTACAGCACCTTCAATAGTTACTGATAACTTTACAGTGACTAACCATCTAAGTGTCGGAAATAACTTAGCCAACTTTTCTGCACCGGTGCTAATGACTAGTTTAACTGCTGATGATGCAACTTTCGGGGATACCAGCGCATACGATATGACATTGAGTGGGACATTACATGTTTCTGGATTAGCATATTTTGGAGAAACTGCTGAAAGTGGTCAAAGGATAGAGTTAAATGGAAATAGTGGTACTCTATCATTTTATGATGCTTCTAATGATTTAAGAATATACATGGATGATGATATATATGGTAGTTACCCCGGTATAAAATTTTTAGCAGGGGGGTGGTTTGAATCTTATATTGATGCACTTAATTATAGTAGACTCGGGGCTGGCTCTCTTTCTTCATATACAGATTCAATAGTTAATCCGAATACGTTCTCATCATTATATAACGGGTCAAGCGCGTCTACAGCTGTTTACGGTACTATTGTTAGCTTGGGGACCGATAATGTACAAAGAGCTGCAGGGAAATTTTATTCTACAAGTGCGTTAGCTATTTCACAAGAAACACCGATAGGGATAGAGTGTAAGGGAACTAGTGCTAGTTCATTAAGCACCACATGCTATGGAATCTTTGCAGACGGGGATCACAATGGTACTGGTGATGGTATCGGAATATTTGCCAGAGGTTCGGCAGCTAGTGGTAATGCCTGGGCTGGTTATTTTTCTAGTGGTAATGTTAAAATAGAGAATGATTTGCATCATGGAACAGCCACTAGTGATAAAATAGGATTTTTTGGAACAACGCCTGTAGCACAGGTTGCGGCATATACACCTACGAACGTTTCAACAGATAGAAGCTTTGATTGTGACACAGTAGCCGTCGCAGAGCTTGCTGATGTGGTAGCTACTCTTATAGAAGATTTACAAAGTTATGGATTACTAGGTTAACAAAGTAAATTAACGAACAAAAACCTTGCATTTTTAAACTTTTATCAGTATATTAATACATTCAAAATATATTCAATTAATAAATTATAACTTAACCAGAGAACAAGCATGAAAAAAGAAGATTTACTTAACAAACTTAACAGTTTAAAAGAAGACAACACTAAAAGAGAAGCCCAGGTTGAAGAGTGGGCTAAACAACGTGCATTGATTTCAGATAATATCCAAAAAGCAAAAGAAGACCACGATTTCGTTAGAGGCCAAATTGCTACATTAGAAGAAATACTTTCTGTTGGTGAACAAGAAGCAAAAGCTAATGAACATAAAAGCTAAGCTGAGGAAGAATTATGAAATTTACAGCAAATAAAGCTGTGGTGGCTGTTCTTTTTGCGATTATAATAACTGGGAGTATTGTCTTTAATATAAAGATAAATAATCTCAAAAAGGAAAAGACAGAATTATATAATCAAATAGCTAATGAAGATATTATAGTACAAGTAGATTCTACTCTTTATAAAAGAGCAGCTTTACAGCTAGAGAAAATAACAACAGAGAACAAAGCATTAAAGAATCATCTAAAAAACAGCGATGCTACAATCAGAGCCAAAACAGATCTAATTGTTAAGTTATCTGATCAGATGAAAGACATTACTACTAGAGATAGTATTATCATTGATGAGCTGTCCAGAAGAGAGATAGGTGTTAGAACATTTTTTGTAGATAGAAATACATTTTCTATAGGTGGGTACTTTCAAAAACAGCCACCATGGGAACTAACATTCGATAATATCCAAGCTGATATAGGATTAAGAATACATCTTCTTGAGAATAAAAACAGTAGTTGGGAAACATTTGTTGAAACAGATGATCCGAATATTTTTGTATCTGAATTAAATACCGAAATAAAACCCTATCGTCCTAGATGGTATGAACAATTCCATTATGGCATAGGTGCTCATGTAGGCGGTGACGACCTAGCCAGTATTTATGGAGCCCTTGGTTATAGTAAATATTTTGTAACTGTTGGGTATTCCACTTATGGAGCGACTCTTGGAATTCTTTATATGAAGTAACCTAAAACATGTATATCTCAAATTATATAAATATACGACCATTATTTGAATTCCTTAAATTAAATAAACCAAAAAAAACTATGAGTAATATAGATATAATAAATTACGTAAACGTATTGCCATGGCACACAAAGAGAAAATGGGGCAAGAGAAGTTTGTCATCCATTAATAAGGTAATTATTCATCAGTCTCTTTCTACAGGTAGTTTAGAGGGTGTAAACAATTATCATATTACACCGGGTACAGGTAACCATATCTCTCCATACGGAGCACCGCATATATGTTATCATTTTGCCATAAATAAAGAAGGCGAGATATATAAATGTAATCCGTTAAGTAGCGTTGTATGGCATTGCAGAAAGCAGAATACTTTTTCGATAGGGGTACTGATTCTAGGACATTTTTCTGGTCCTTCACATATTGGAAAAGAAGATCCTTCAGAAAGACAATTGGAAAGTCTCAAAGATTTACTAGATGGTATTATAGACAAAAATAATGCTATAGCTGGTAATAAAACAAGTGAGATCTTTTTGAGTAAGAATGATATTTTTGGTCATAACTCATTTGGAAAAGAAAATTGTCCTGGTAATCTGGTATCTGAGTTTATAGAAACGTATAAATAGGAGAATAAACGCTGATGAATACAGTATGTTCGATCCCACTTGATGTGGTAGATTATGTTATAAATGAACAAATAGATAAATTAGCAGGATATGTTGAAAAACTATCGAGTGCCGCTACAACTGCTTATGTTCCTAGCTATGAAGAGCAAGCAGATATGCAGGATAAAGAATTCGGAGTAATATTGTGGCATCCAAAATTAGGAAAATTTAATAAGTTTGCTATGAGTGAGCCCGGTATTACTGAAATAAATTTAACCTTATTATCCGAAAATATGGAAAAAATTCCTGATGAAATTATAAAAATAGCAGGGGTTAACTTATGTTGCGCCGCTAAAAAATTTAAAATAGGTATTCCAGAAAATCTGAAGAAATATGCATCTGACGAGTTCATGTATAATACTCTGGATATTAGAACAATTGACGAAGCAAGATTTGTAGTTAAAACTGCTAACATCCCAAAATCAAATAGGTTTGCACTGCCAAAAGATGAAAAATATCCAATTGATGATAAACTACAAATAATAAAAGCTGCCGCATACTTTAAAAAACACCATAATGATTTTGCACCGGTAACTAAATTAGAATTTGCTTTAAATACAGTTTCTGCAGCAAAAGAATCCGAGGTAGAACTGGTGGGTTCAGATGTAGAAAAATACGCGGGTTTAGATACTAAATCTTTTAATGCAGACTTCTCTGATCATTTAGCTATTAGGCAAAGCTATTTAAAGGACAACGAAGATGAATTTAAAGAATTGTATGCAGAACTCAAAAACAAAGCTGAAAGAATAGGTCCAAATAAGACAGCCAGTGTCCTGTATGAATTGGATAAAAAATCAGGATTGGCTGCAAATTATGGACACGGAATTGAGGATCCATTAATTACCACTTTCGCTATGAAAAAAATAGCTGGAAAGGATATAGATGGTGTATTTGTTTCAGCTGAAAGCTTAAAAAATATTCCAAGTTCCGAATTGACTCCGCTAGTTGGTAATGATGTCATCCCGGAGTTAAAAAGTGACGAAGGTTTGGAAGTCTTAGCAAGTTTACCGACGCCAATAAGAAAAGAAGTATTAGAATTATTGTAGGTGAAATAAATGGCAAGTATATCTGAGAATGCAAAATGGATGATATTTGGAATAGTCTTAGCAGCGTTACTTATTTTAGCAACAGCTATTGGACCTTCTATTGATGCCTTAGCTTTGACTGATTACAAATTAGAAGCTTGGGTGTTGATACTAATACTTATAGCTTTCTTAATTGTATATATAGTTAAGAAATCAAGCATAGTTGTTAATGTCCCAGAAAAAGCCATAAAAGTGTATGTAGATGTAGAACCTATGAAGTTAGCAGATTCGACTACAGTTTATGGACCGGTTCAGCATTTGGAACAAAAAGAAAAACCTGTAGTTGAAATACTATGTGGTGATAAAAATACACAAGCTTGGGCTCCTGTAGAAGTAGGGGAGATGAGTCTTGATGGTGAAAGAATTAAATAAGCAATCATAAAATAATGTGGAATATATAAAAGAGATTTTTAAAGATATACCAGGTTATGAAGGACTTTACCAAGTAAGTAACTATGGTAATGTAAGAAGTTTAAAAAAGAAAATATAATGTAAAAGTAATAACTACAGATTAACTAAAGAAAAATTATTAAAACCAAGGAAGGATAAAAAAGGCTATTTACAAGTCACTCTTTGTAAAAACAAAAAACAGAAAAATAAACTTATACATAGATTAGTTTTATTAACTTTTTGTGGATATTCAAATTTGCAATGCAACCATAAAGATGGAACAAAAGACAATAACGCTCT